CAATAATTACAGAAAAAAATTATAATATTTATTATATTGATGACATAATAAAAAATCAAATTAAAAATATTTTATTATCTAAATATAATATAGTATGGTCAGAAATGGAAGATATTAATGATTATATTATTATAATAAAAAACTTATTTAGAATAAAAAACGCTATGTATCAAAGAGATAATGACTATTATGCTAATTGGTATGATTAATAATTAAAATATGGAAAATAACAATAAAATTAATTTAGAAACTATTTATAGTGCTGTGTGGAATAATATTAATTCAACACAAAAGAATTTCCAAGTTATGAGTAATCTAGAATATTACTTAAATAATGCATTAACAATTGATAATGTTATTAATAATTTTATAAAATTAATAGAACAAAAAATTGTTATGATACCTTTAAAATTAGTAAATGTTGATGTAAATACTAATTTTAAACAAAGTATTATAAATACTGAATCTGTAACAAAAGAATTACAAAATTTGTTTAATGCTAGAGTAGATGTAGATTATTATTTTAATAGTATGACTGATAATTTCCCTTATTATTTAGAAACTGACTATAAAATAAAATTAAATAAAACTTGTGATTTTGCATTAGTTTATTTTCAACAAAATAGCAATAAAACAAATGAATTATTAAATAATATAAAAGAAACTTTTCAAGAATATGATATTAAATCAAATACTTATAATAATATTAAAGAGTGTATAATAAAAAGCAATGCTAATTATCATAAACTTATTAATAGTAAAAATAAGATGTTGACTAGTATAGAAAGATATAATAATAAGATTATTGAAATTGATAAAGAATTATCTGAAATTGAACAATCAATTTTAACTTATAATATTATTAACGATGCTAAAGATGATTTTGCTTCATATAAAGAAAATTGTTTTAAAAGTATTTTTAATATAAATAAAAAAAATAATTTAATATCTGATATTATAAATACTAAGACAAAAGTTTACTATAAATTTAATGATACGCCTACAGAAATAGCTTATAGTACTCAAAGTCAGATAATTCAAGATTATATTAATAGTTTAAATAAGTATGATTTAAATTCTGATGTAGTACCTTCTGATGAATCATCAACATTTGATTTTGATATAAATTAAATATGAGTCAATTAAAATTATTAATTAAAAAATTACTTAACAATGGTATAGATTTTCAAGAGTACTTATTATTATATTCTTTACATACTAAAGATACTGATATAATTTGTGATTATCATGATATAGAACCATATACTAGTTATATATTAACTAATTTAACAAGAAAACAACTTATATGTAGAATTGTAGAAAATACTTATTCAGTATCATTAGAAGATTTATATTCAAATAATCTTAGATTAACATTACAAGGAGAATTAATCTTTAAAGATTTTGTTAAAAGTGCTCCTGGTAATGAAAAATTAGTGCCTTACAAAGTATCTTGGATAGAAGAGTATTATGATTTATTTCCTAAAGGTATAAAATCAGGTGGTTTTTATGTAAGGAGTAGTATACAAGATTGTAGTAATAAAATGTTTAAATTTCTTAATGATAATCCTCAATTTACAAAAGATATAATTCTTGATGCCACCAAGAGTTATATTAAAGATTGTGAAGCAAGGAATTATGATAAGATGAAATTAGCTCCATACTTTATAGTTAAAGATGGAACTAGCATGTTATCTGGTTATTGTGAAGCCTATGTCCAAGGTATTAATGATAATCAAGATACATATAAAATAAGTAATGATTTAGAAGGAGTATAAAAGTAAAGAATGAGTGATTTAAAGCTTAGGATAGAAGAGGGGTTAGAAGGTAAATATGTAGGTCTATCTAACGGTTTTAATAGATTAAATAATTACATATTTGGTGTTCAAAGAAAGTGTAAAACCCTTATCGGTGGTAGTTCAGGTACTGGTAAGACTACTTTGTGTGATTATATGATTAGTAATGCTATTCAAGATGCTGATAAAAAAGATATAAAACTAGATGTGTTTTATTACTCTTATGAGATTGATAAAGTTACTAAGCAATGTAATTGGTTAAGCTCTATTATTTATAACAAATATGGAATTATAATTCCTCCTGAAACAATTAAAGGTTTAGGTCAAAATAGGTTATCTCAATCTGAACTAGAAATAGTTAATAAGGAAATACCTGTTATGGAACAAATGTTTTCTAGAATAAACTTCTATTTCAAACCAGAGAACCCTACAGGTATGTACTTTACATTGTGGGAACACTGTAAGAACCAAGGTAAGTTTACTTATGAAAATTATATTGATCATGCAGGTAATCAGAAACAAAAGATTGTAAGCTTTAAAGCTAATGATCCAAATTGGCAATGCGTAGTAGTTTTAGATCACTTATCTTTAATGAGTTTAGAGAGAGGATTCTCTGTAAAGGAAAACATTGATAAGTGGTCTGAATATTGCGTAGAATTGTCCAACCAGTTTGGTATAAGTTTCTTTAATATTAGCCAATTTAATGACTCACTATCTAGTGTAGAGCGTAGTAAACTTAAAGGTGTTGATATTTCACCACAACAAAGTGACTTTAAGAATACTAGGAATCCATATGATGATAGTGATGTTGTTATTGGTCTAATGAATCCTTGGAAATTAGATATGAGAGAATGCCTAAAGTATAAACTTCATGACTTTAGAAGTAGTTTTGTAATGCTAAAGATTATTAAGAATAGATTATCTGTTGACAATATTGCAATAGGTACTTTATTTAACGCTAGAGCTGGTACATTTATAGAATTACCTAAAGTAGATGAAATGACTGATACTTTATATCAAGAGTATTTAAATAAATTAAAGTAAAAACAATTAAAATAACTAAATGGGTGTAGATGTAGAAAAGAGTAGTAAAGTTATTTTACCAACTAGTAGAATTCCTCCTAGTAGAAAATCTCCAGGAGTATTGGTAATTTATTCTAAACCAAAAGCAGGTAAAACAAGTCTAATTTCTCAATTAGATAATTGTTTGCTTTTAGATTTTGAGAAAGGTAGTGATTTTGTAGATGCTATGAAAGTAACTATTAATGATTTATCTGATCTTAGAATGTATGGTGAAGAAATAAAGAAAGCAGGTAAACCTTATAAGTATATTGCTGTAGATACTGTCACAGCTTTAGAAGATATGGTTATGCCACTTGCTATAAAAAAGTATAAGGAAACTCCTATGGGTAAAAACTTTGATGGTGAAAGTGTTCTTAAACTACCTAACGGTGCAGGTTATCTTTATTTAAGAGAGGCATTCTTTGATGTTGTTGATTATATAAAGACTTTATCACACAATACAATATTCCTAGGACATTTAAAAGATAAGTCTATTGAAGTTAAAGGTAAAGAAGTTATGGCTGCTGATATTGATTTAACAGGTAAACTTAAAAGTTTATTATGTTCAACTGCAGATGCTATTGGTTTTTTACATAGAGATGGAGATGATACTGTACTTAATTTTAATAGTACTGATTTAATTACATGTGGTGCTAGACCAGAACACTTGAGAAATCAAGAACTTGTAGTAGCAACTATGAAAAACAATAAGTTAGAAACTTATTGGAATAAAATCTATATTGATTAATAGATATATAATAATTTACATAAGCAAGGTCCAATTTATTTTTAACTTTTTAAACAACAAAATATGAGCAATATTACATTTAATTTCAGTGACGTTCAAGCAGGTTCAAGTGCAAAACCAAGTATTAAGCCAGGTATACATGAAAATGTAACACTAGGTAGTATCACATCAGAAACAACTCCTAATGGTAAAGCAGTAATTCGTGTACCATTTAGTTTAGATAATGGTGCAGAACTTAATATTGATATGTCTATGGAAGGTAATGCTCCTCAATATACTATGAGGAAATTAAAACATTTAATGACTAAAGTTGTTGATGAATCAGTAGTTAATTCTGCAACAACAATTCAAGATATTAACAAAATTCTTAGTGGTAAGAAACTAAGAATTAAATTTACAGGTGAAGAGTATGTATCTCAACGTGATGGTAAAGTATATGTTAAGACTGTATTAGGTCTTCCTAACTTTGCTGAGCCTATGACTATTTCAAATGAAATGAGTGCACTTACTTATAATCCTAATATTGAATATGATTTAAAACGTGTAAATAAAGCTACTGTAGACGCTAATAGTGTTAAAGTAACTGATGATTTACCGTTTTAATCTAAACAATATTAAATTAAATTAATTATTAATTATTAATTAACATAAATCTAGGTTATGTTTGATTTTTCAACTGTTAAATCCGAAGATTCTTACATAACCAAAGATTTTGTGTTAAGTAGGCTATCTGATCAACAAATTATTGAGTATTATCTTAATACCAAATTACAATATAGTAATCTAATATCCTCTCCTTTTAGAGAGGATAAAAATCCAAGTTTTGGTATAAAATATAATGGTGATAAATTTATTGCTAAAGACTTTAGTACAAATGAAACATTCGATTGTTTTAGTATAGTACAAAAGTTATATGGTTGTAATTTTCAGGAAGCTCTTAAAATCATTTCAAATGATTTCAAATTAATGGATATAAGTACTAATGCTACTAGAATGTTATTTAATTCTAGTGATAATATTAGATCATCTATTAAGAAGAATATCATTACAATAGAAAAACAAGACTATACACTAACAGATAGAAATTATTGGAGTAATTATCATATTGATACAGAAACTCTTAGACTATTTAATGTGCATAGTTGTAAATATGTATGGTTGAATGGTACTTTGTGTCGTATATACAATTATAAAAATCCTGTATATGCGTATGAATTCCATCAATCATACAAAATCTATTGTCCTTTAACCCAAAACAAGAAGACTAAATGGCTGTTTTCTGGTAGTCAAAATGATATAGAGGGATATGACTATTTTATGACCAAGTGTTTATTGGATCCCAGTAAGAAGTTTACTTCTGAAAACATCCTAATTATAACCAAGAGTTTAAAAGATGTCATGTGTCTATATAAATTGGGGTACCAAAGTATAAGTTTACAAGGCGAAATGAATTCATTATCTAATAAGATTTATGAAGAGGTAAAACAACGTGGTATTGAATATATTTATTCATTATATGATAATGACAAAGGAGGTAAACAGGGTACTGCTCATCTCATAAATACTTATAAAGATATAACACCTTTGTTCATACCTGACCAATATGGTACTAAAGATCTTAGTGATTTTATTAGAGTATATGGATTAAGTGATGCTCAAATGTTGATAGATAGCTTACTATAACACATTTAATATAGATTATTGTGGGATATAGAATAGAAGAGAAAGATATAATCTATCAGGTAAGCATCGAAGATTACATAGAATATGTAACTCTTAGTAACAAAAGAAGACCTGTTTATTATAAGAAAACAGATAAGATACCTAAAAAGTATCAAAATAATAAGTATAATTTTAATAAATCAGGTGAACTTATAAATATTGAAAATAATGAAAAAGTATTAAAAAATATTCGTAGTGTCGGTAAACCTAAATATAAAAAAATATCTGGTCAGGATATTTGGGTAGGTCTTAATCACAATCTTAGAAATAAGATTGCTAATGAGGTTAAGAAATTCTTTTATAAACATTTAAAGGATTTAAAAGTAATACCTAAACAATTATATCCATTAGGAGTTGATATTAAATTTATTAAACCTAAAGGTAGTAATAATTGGGATTTAGATAACCTAGCTTTAATATATCGTAAGGTATTATTAGATTGTTTAAAAACTATAATAGGTGCTGATGATTCTGTTGAATTTATAAGAGAAATACCTACCAGATATTGTCCTAGTCTAGATGAAAGTCGAAAACTCATTATAACAATTTATACTATAAATGATGAATAACTATGCTGAAAAAGCGATTAAAAGTGAACAAGTTACTTTAGATTCATTAACAGTAGCTCAAGATTTAGCTGATATATTTATAAAAGATAAATATAAGTCTTCTGAAGATATATTTGATTATGATGAAACAAATGATTGTTACATATATAAAGAAGATATTCAAGTTGAATATGAGGCTATTGTTGATAATTTAAATGACTATTTAATTAATCAATATAGTAATATTAGTGTATATGATAAATACAAAAGACAAGAATAAAACTTTTTATTCTGAAAAACTACTTAATGCTGTTGAAGCTAAATTTGGAATACATTCAAATGAATATGAAGCAGCAATTAATGGAGATTATGCTTTAGGTAGTATGATCGAAGAATACTGTTATCCTGATCAAATTCCTGCAGATCAGTTTATAATTGCTTATGAACAAAGTGATGACGAATTATGGCGTTATTACCAAATGTTTATACAAAATCAAGATTATAGAAAAATATATAATATGTGGTTAGAAGCAATGCATGCTGAAGAAGTAGAAAATCATGTAGAGTTTGTAGAATATGCAGAATAACACAAAAATTAATATTAATAGTCAACTAAGAAGTTCTTTAGTTGACTATATTAATAACATAAAAATTATACAAAAAGATAACTATAAAGTGGCTGTTATAGATGCTGATAGTATAATTTATGCAACAGCTGTTGATAAAAAACAGACTGATGAACAAATAGAGCAATATGGTAATCAAATTGAAAGAAGTTTAGATGATGTGATAAATGAATTTAATATTTATTTCACAAATATCTTAATAAATTCAGGTTGTATATACTATGTAGCATTATTGACAGGAGGTTCTCATAGATATAGTTTATATCCAGAGTATAAAGCTAATAGAAAGAAATTAGAAAAACCTAAACATCTTAAAGAATTAATTAATTATTGTATTGATAATTGGAATTTTACTAAGATAGAAGGTTTTGAAGCTGATGATTTAGTTAATGTGGCTAATAACTATTTTAAAAACGAACGTATTTCTACTGTATTAGTACATACAGATAAGGATTTAAACCAAATTGAGGGTACTCATTATAATTATAAAATTAATGAATTCTATGAAGTTGATAGTAGTGAAGCATCTTATAACTTATGGACACAAGTTATAGTTGGTGATTTTACTGATAATATTAAAGGATTAAAAGGTAAAGGTAAAGCATTTGCTTATAAACTTTTACTTAATTTAGATGATAATATGTCTATGAGGTCAATAGTTTTAGATGCTTATACTGATGTATTAAGTGAACAAATAGGTATTAATGAGTTTGCTTTAAACTATAATTTAGTTAAGTTATTAGATAATATCAAAGATGTTGAAACATTTATTCCTACTAAGATAGAAGAAGTCATTAATTTTGAAGTAACATTAAATATATAATAATTAGTAATTAAGGATGATTGTTGTGGAGAATGAGGAAACTAATAATAAAAAATCTAATTTTGATTATGATAAGTTAACAAAAGCTAGAGTATTTATTAGATGTATGTTAGGTTATCCTTTTGATTTTTATGGTGAAGATTTTCATAACTGTTATATAGGTAAATCTGATAGTGTAGTATATTTAGTATATAAAAAACCTATTAAAGAAGTTTATAGTTTTAATAAGGTAAATGAAATACTAAGTACAGATGAATATTATTGTGGAACAAAATCTACAGATAATTGGCACATTATTAAGATGAATATACCTCAACAGTATGTGAATGATTATTATAAATTTATTGAGGGTAAATATTCTAAAATGTCTGAAGACTATAAAGAAAATCTATTAAATTTATTATTAAAATATGATTTGACTAAAATAGTTTATAAGAAAATTAAAGAATGTTTATACCCTACTAAAGAAGCTAGAAAAAAGCTTGAAGATGAACTTAATGTAACATTAAGTTTAGATGCTGAAATTATGAGTATACCAAATTTAGATATTGAAATTTATAAAGATGAACACTTTAAACACTAATGATATGGCTACAAAGTTTGATAAAGGTAAACCTAGTTTTACTAGTATACCTCAAAAAGCTTTATTAGAAGTAGCAAAAGGTTTTACTGTTGGATTAAATAAATATGGACAATTTAATTATTCCAAACGTATGCCTGTAACTAGGTATTTAGATGCACTACATAGACATTTAAATCAATATCTAACTAATGCAGATAAGAATGATATAGATGAATCTAATGTACATCATTTAGCTTTAGTGGCTTGTAATGCGATGATGGCTTTAGATAGTATTTTATTAAATACTGTAATTGATGATAGAAATAGTGTATATATTACAAAAGACACTGTAGAAAGTAATAACCAAACAAAATTAATATTTGAATAAAATTATGGAAGAAGAAACATTAAAGTATGCTGAAGACGTTAATTCTAATTATGTGTATGTAAAATTAAAAAAGTTACATCCTCAAGCTCAGATGCCTGTGTATGCTAATTTAACTGATGCTGGTGCAGATTTAACAGCAGTTAGTGTAACACATGTACCAGCTACACCTGAAGAAGCTGCGTATTATGAGTATGGTACTGGTATTGCTATAAAAATTCCTGAAAGTTATGCTGGTTTTATTTATCCTAGAAGTAGTGTATCTAAGAAAGATTTATTTTTAGCTAATGCTGTAGGTGTAATAGATTCTGGTTATGTAGGTGAAATAAAGCTGCGTTTTAAGTATAAAACTAATCCTAAGATTTATAATGTAGGAGATAAAATAGGTCAACTAATTGTAATGCCTGTACCTACTATTCATTTTAGTGAAGTACATGAATTACCTATAACTGATAGAGGAAATGGAGGATTCGGTAGCACAGGAAAATAATAGTCAATATACAATAGCTGACTATGTAGCTGAATTATTAGGTATAAAAACTGATCAAGTTAATATTCTTTATGGTAGTTGTAATGAAGAAGAAAGAACTATTATTAAAGAATATTTAATAGCTGATTATGATGAACCAAAACCTAATGTTCAAGAAATTATTAATAAATATTTAAATAATGAAAGTAACTGATAAGAGAGTTAATAAGATCAAAAGATTATATTTTGATATAGAAACTAGTTATAATATTGTAAAATCTTGGAGGATTGGTTATGATATTAAGCTAGATCCTAGTAGTATAATTAAAGAAAGAGCAATTATTTGTATCTGTTACAAATGGGAAGGTGATAAAAATGTTAAATGTTTAACATGGAATAGGGGAGATGATAGTAGCATGATTCTTAAGTTCTCAGAGATCTTAAATTCAGCTGATGAAGTGGTAGGACATAATAGTGATAAATTTGACGTTAAGTGGTTTAGAACTAGATGTTTGTACCATGGAGTAGCATTAACTCCTTATATTCAGTCTATTGATACTTTAAAAGAAGCTAAAAAACTATTCTTATTTAATTCTAATAAATTAGATTATATAAGTAAGTTTATAGGTCTTGCTGGTAAAATAGAAACTGGAGGTTTAGAGTTGTGGGATGATATTATTTTAAGAAATAACAAACAATCTTTACATAAAATGGTACAATATTGTAAGAATGATGTTATTTTATTAGAAAAAGTATTCTTAAAACTTAATCCTTATTTAAAGAATAAAATTACAAAAACTGTACGTATGGAAGGTGATGGACTACATTGCGTAGAATGTAACTCTACTAATATTAGAAAAGTTAAATTACGAATTAGTGCAGCTGGTAGATATACACAACAGTATAAATGTAATGATTGTGGTAAGTATCATTCAATTTCAATTAAAAACCCTAATAAAAAGTAATATGGACAGATCAAAGCCAAACTATTTAAGCCAATATTTTAGTAAATTTTTAAATACTAATTCATTAGAAGAACGTATTGAATCAGAGCTTAATAAGTCTGAAATGACTAAAAAAGTATATGAAAAAGATGGATTTATTGTAACAGAAATTAGTGGTAGAACTCCTAGTGGTGGATTTTATTCAGAAACTACTTATGGTTATAAAGCTAATGACAATAATGCTAAAATTATTGAACAAAAAAATGCTGAATTAAATGAAGCTATAAAACAACAAGATTTTGAGAGAGCCACTATCCTAAGAGATACAATTACTGCTCTTAAACAAAATCAGTAAGTACTATTCTATATATTATTAGAATAAGTTGGGAATGACGAGTGTGGGGGATATATTGTATCCCCCTACTCAAATAAGTGTAGAAATTAAATAATATATATATGATAGAAAGTAAAGAAAAAGAAACCTCAATTAAAGTTTTAAGTGATATTGTAGTATTCAATAAGTATGCTAAATACATACCTTTATTGAAAAGAAGAGAAACTTATAGTGAAGTAGTAGATAGGTATATAAATATGATGATTAAGAAATATCCTACTTTAAAAGAAGATATTATTTACCAATCAAAGTTTATATATGATAAAAAGGTATTGCCTAGTATGAGAGCTATGCAATTCTCTGGTGCTGCTATTGAAAAGAATGAAGCTAGAATTTATAATTGTTGTTATTTACCTATAGATGACTATAGAAGTTTTAGTGAAATTATGTTCTTACTATTAGGAGGTACAGGTGTAGGCTATTCTGTTCAGAATAACCATGTTGATAGGTTACCTGAAATACATAAACCTACTAAGGAACAAAAGTATCTTGTAGGTGATAGTATTGAAGGTTGGGCTGATGCTGTAAGACATCTTATGGCTAGTTATTTTGGACTTAGAACTACTAAACCTAAATTTGATTTTAGTGATATTAGACCTAAAGGACAAAGACTTATTACAGCTGGTGGTAAAGCTCCAGGACCTGAACCACTTATGAGGTGTCTATTTGAAATAGAGAGGATTCTTGATAGAAAGAGTAATGGTGAGAAATTAACCTCACTAGAAGTACATGATATTGTATGTCACTTAGCTGATTCAGTACTAGCAGGAGGTATTCGTAGAGCAGCATTAATTTGCTTATTTAATGCAGATGATGAAGCTATGCTTACCTGTAAGTTTGGTAATTGGTGGGAAGAAAATCCCCAAAGAGGTAGAGCTAATAACTCTGCTGTCTTAGTAAGACATAAGATATCTAAAGAGTTTTTCTTAGACTTGTGGAAAAAGATTGAGCTCTCTAATAGTGGAGAACCAGGTATTTACTTTACTAACAATCTAGATTGGGGTACTAACCCTTGTTGTGAAATAGCACTAAGACCTTATCAGTTCTGTAACTTATCTGAGATTAATGTATCAAATTTAGAGTCACAAGAAGATTATAATCAAAGAGCAGAAGCTGCATCATTCTTTGGTACATTACAAGCAGGATTTACTGACTTCCATTATCTAAGACCTATTTGGAAGAAGACTACTGAGAAAGACGCTCTAATAGGTATAGGAATGACAGGTATTGCTTCTAATGAGATATTTAAGTATGATCCTAAAGAAGCTACAAAAGTTGTTATTAATACTAATAAACGCTTAGCTAATTACTTAGGTATTAATCCTGCAGCTAGAACAACTTGTATTAAACCATCTGGTACTACTAGTTTAGTGTTAGGTGTAAGTTCAGGTATCCATGCTTGGCATAATGATTACTATATTAGAAGGATGCAAATGAATAAATCTGAAGCTATCTATGAGTATCTAAGTGCTAATCATCCTGAGATTATACAAGACTATAAGATGATTGCTAATAGTGCTGTAGTAGAAATACCTATTAAAGCACCTGAAGGAGCTACTATTAGAAACAAAGAAACAGCATTAGAGTTACTTGAAAAAGTTAAATTTCTAAATGAAACTTGGGTTAAACCTGGACATAATGCTGGTGAAAATACTCATAACATATCTGCTACTGTAAGTATTGATAAAAATAGTATTTATCATTTAACACCTGAAAAAACTTTTGTAAAAGTAGTTAGTTCACCTTTAAAAACTTTTGATGAATGGGAAGTTGTAGGAGAATGGATGTGGAATAATAGAGATTATTTTAATGGGTTAAGTGTTCTACCTTATGATGGAGGATCTTATATTCAAGCTCCTTTTGAAGATATAACTAAAGAAAAGTATGAAGAATTAGTTAAACATATTAATTCTATTGACCTTACTAAAGTTATTGAAGAAGATGATAATACCACATTAGTTGATGAAATAGCTTGTGGAGCAGCTGGTTGCGAAGTAAAATAGTAACTTATGAAAACACCTAATAGACCAAGAAAAAATGAAATTAAGGCTATTAATGCAATTCAGTTAAATGATGAGCAAAAGAAAGCCAAGCAGTTAATAATTGATAACCAAATAGTTATTGTGACTGGAAGAGCAGGATCAGGTAAATCCCTGGTCTGTGCTCAAACAGCACTTGATTTCTTAAAAAAGAAACAAATAAATTGTATTTGGAACACTAGAGCTGCTATTGAAGTAGGTAAATCTTTAGGTTTTTTACCTGGAGAATTGAATGAAAAGTTTGATCCTTATATGGAAGCTTTTTTAGATAACATTAATAAATGTTGTACTAATAAAGAAGAAGTTGATACTCTTCTTAAAGGAGAAAAGATTAAAGCATTACCTATTCAATTTATTAGAGGTAAAACTATTGATGATATTTTAATAGTTGAAGAAGCACAAAATACCACTAAAGCTGAAATGTTAGCTGTCTTAACTAGATTAGGAAAAACAGGTAAGATAATAATCAACGGTGATAATGAGCAAAAAGACATTAAAGACGAGTTTAACGGACTTTCATATGCTATTGAACTATCTAAGAATATAGATAATATTAAATGGATTAAACTGAAAGAAAACCATAGATCTGATTTAGTAGGTCAAATACTAGATTATGAATATGGAAAATAATTAAAGGTATGATAGAAACAATAGTATATGAACAAGAAGTAAATTATGGTAGATTTGGACTACTAAAACTAGTAGATGATAATGTTACTTTTGATACTTCTGATGGTGAATATGGTGTAGTTGTATTACCTATCACATTACTAGAAGAAGCTCTTAAACAACACAAAATTAAACAAAATGAAAATTTGGCACATTAGCGATACACATACTAAACATAAATATCTTAATCCTCCTGAAGATTGTGATATTGTAATATTTAGTGGTGATTGTAGTAATCCTAGAGAACCTTCTATTAATGAAATGCAAATAAGAGATTTTATAACTTGGTTTGTAAATCTTCCTATGAAATATAAAATATTTGTAGCAGGTAATCATGACACTTCTATTGAAGCTGAATATTTAACAAAAGATAATTTTGAATCAGTAGGAATTACTTATTTAGAAAATAGTTCAATTGAAATAGAAGGATTAAAGATATGGGGTAGTCCATATACTCCTAGTTATGGAATAGGTTGGGCTTACAATAAGAAGCGTGAAAAATTACATGATTTGTGGGCTACTATACCTGATGATACTGATATTATAATAACTCATGGTCCTCCTAAAGGGATTATGGACTTAGCTTATCATAAAATAGATAATAAGTGGTTATTAGAGTATTGTGGATGCAGTGCTTTATTAAAAAGAATATTTCAAATTAAACCTAAGTTAGTTTGTTTTGGACATATTCATGATAATGAAGATAATTTAAATTCAGGTATTAGACAACTAGGAACTCTACCTACTATTTTTAGTAATGGTAGTGTAGTAACAGATGGAGAGTTTGATAAAGGACCTAGTAATAATGGTAATTTAATAACAATTTAAATAAAATATTAATAAATTTTAATCAGATAAGAATGAAAGGAAAGACTAAAACAACAAAAGGTAAAGTTAAATGTGTAACTACTAAAACTGTTAAAGGTAAGCGTGTTACAAGTACAGGAGAAAAACTTCCTAAAGGAATTTATATTTCTAATAATAACCCTAATAACGTGACTTATATGGCACGTCCTACTATTAATGGTACTAGAATATACTTAGGTAGTTTTAAATCTATTAATCGAGCTAAAAAGGCTATAAAAGAAGCATCTAATGCATAATAATAAAGGGGAGCTAATCACTCCCCTTTTTATTTATTTATTTGTTCTTCTCATCTTTTTCAAAAATATCTAACCATTTAAACATTTTATAACCTATCACCCAATTTAAAGTTCTATAAAATGCAGGCGTTTTATCTTTCTTTTTTGCATTACCTTTAATATCAAATATACTTCTATTTTCAGCTTCACCAAATATAACATCAAGTGTTTCATCAGTAAAATTAGCAAGTGTAGATTGAAATTCAACACCTAACCCCATTAAAGGAACAGGATTTTTAAACATTGATAACCAGTCATTAGGATTAATAATACCTACAAGTTCCCTTCGGTATCTATTAAGAACTCTATAAAGAGTACGCGTAGCAAAGTTTTTTTTATAGTACTTATCTTCATCATCCCCACTAGATCCCATAGCAGCTAATAACGAATAAACTATTAAAATAAATCTTAACTCTGTTGCAAGAGCTTTGATTTGTCCTTGTTTATATTCTAAAAAGTCTTCAAATCTATAAGTACCATTTGCAATTGCTGGTATATTAGGATTCTCTTGTTTAAATCTTTCAAAAGCAGCCTTAGCTCTATTTTCATTTACACTAGTTTTCATATAACCAAATGTAAGAATTTCAGGTCCTAGCTTAATTATAATTTTTCCTATATAACCTAATAATCTAAAAGATGCTTTTTCATCAACATCCATTTGATCAGTTAATGCGGCAATATATCTACTTTCAGTTATAGTACCTGTTCTAGGTGAATATCTTAAAGTACTTTTATAACCAGTAAATACATCATTAATACCTCTAAATCTTTCTTCAGCAAGAGCAGGTAACCAGTTTCTAAAAGTTAATGCTAATTTACCAGCCATATAAGTATTAGCTGCATTCATATCTTCAGCATTAAGACCTCCTTTAATATTACTAACAGTACTTAATACAGAACTTCTAAATTGATTATACAATACTTTACCTTTTTCAGTAACACCATTCTTATCAAGAATACCATCTATTATAAGATCTTCACCTTCAATTCTAGCACTATCTAAAATAGATTTATATTTACCAGATTCCCTATCTTTTTGAGTAAGTCTTTGTAATTTACCATCAACAATAGTATAGTTTTGAAGCATACTATACATTACTTGCTCATCAATATGTTCATCAGCTACTCTATAACCAGCCATTAATGTATCATAATTAATGTCTTTGGTTTTTTTTATTTTACCTACAAATTCATTTTTTATTTTTTTAGCAGATAATTCTTGAGCCATATCAGAACCTCGCTTATTAGCATAAGGTTGGAAGAAATTAGCTAAAGCAAAATATAATTCTTTATTTTGAAATCTATCTTTAGTAGATCTTCTAAATTGTTGTTTAGTATAATAATATCCTTTAACACCTTCAAAAAAAGCATTACTTCTAGCTCCTGCAGCATTAACTGTCATTGATATAGGAGAAAGAGCTAGTTCTTTCATTTGATGATATTTTTTAGCTTTTACTAACCACCCACCTTCATCTGAAATACCATATAAATGAAAATCTACTAATCTTTCAAATGTTTGATATTCATCACTTTGTTTAGATTTTTCTCTATTAGGAGTATTAATACCATTTATTGCTTTTGTATTACCATCACTAGTAGTTTCAACAACTCCTTCAGATGCTAATATTTCTTTTAAAGCTTCCATATTACTTTCAACTTCTTTAAGATTGGCATAATTATAAGCCATTTCAGCAAATATTGTTAAACTAGTAGATAAATCAAAAGATTTAAGAGTATTATCTATTTGACCTTGTTGATTAACTATCGGATTAATAAATACTCTAGGTATTTGTCTTTTAGCTAATCCAGTTTCAGGATCTATTTCAGTAATTACTTTCATAGTATCTTGTCTAGACTCTCTATGATTTTCTTGAACAGACATTAATTGTTTAACTTTATCAGTAGATAATGTTAAATTTCCTGTTAAATACTGTTCTGTAAGATTACTTTTAATCCAAGGTACAAAGTTATTTGGTATAGTATTATAAGGTAAATCTAGCATTATTCTAAACTCTTCCATACTATCTGACCAAAAGTTATAGTAATCTAATAATGGTTTATTGTTTTTAATCTTTAAAAAGTCAGGATTATAATCACTTTCAGATAAACTAGACTCATCTACTTCTTGATAAATATACCAATAATCAGTATATTTTAAAGTATAGTTAGGATTATCAGGATTATTTTCTTCAACCCATTGAGCAAATACACCATTTGTAGTTTCTTGATCTGGAGTAAAAGAGTTAGTAATCATAAATTTAAGTTTTCTATCTTCATAAATTTCTTTATAATTATCTTTAAACTTAAGATGTTTAGTTAAAAATTGTTTATCTTTAGTATCTCTAGCTGTTTTTAATTTATCATAAAACTCTGATTGTATTTTAGTATACAAATTACCTGTTTTACTATTAACTAAAAGCTTATAAACAGCAAAACCACTATAACCATTAGCAGCTCCCCACTTTTCAATTTCTTTATTATATAAAGTAAGTTTTTTAACAAATGCTTGTAAAGATAGTCTAGTTTGATCATTAGCTAAACTAATTTTATTATAAGCTACTTTAAATATAGTATTATTAATAGCACTAAACTTTCTAAAATACTTATCAAACCAATTTAAATTCTTATCTCCTTTTAAAAGTTCTTGTTGATTAGCAGATAAGTTTCTATCTATAAGTTTTTGTTGTAATAGTTTTTCTAAAAAATCAGACTTACCATTTAATATATTAATTGCATTAATGTATTCTTCTTTTTGAGCCTTAGTTAAATTAGGTAAATCTTTAACAAATTCTAAAGCACCTGTAGCAATATTTTTAAATATTGTAATATCTGCTTTTAAATCAAGAATTTTTTCATTACTTAAATATTCAGAACTGTTAATATTATCAATGTCTTTAGTTATGTTATTAAGACCATCTAAATAATTTTTAACTATATTTTCATATTCTTGTTTAACATATTTAATATCTTTAGATAACATTAATTGATTTATACTAGTATTTAAATTTCTAATCCTAACTATTAATTTCTTATATTCAGGAGAACTTTGTACTAGTTTACTTGCTCTTTTAGTTAAATTGTTTTTAAGAATCAATGCTTCTTCAAGAGATTTATTTAATGTTTTACTACCTGTATCTTCTAATATGATAGGAATTTGTTGTAAAAACTCATTAGCTTTTGTACCAATTTTAATACTTTTTATTTTACCAGTAAGAGTGTTACCAGTAGTTTTAGTTGTATCTGTTTTAAGTTTTGATTGTAAGTCCATTTGAATAGGAGCTACTCTAGCAAACCTATAACTAGTAATACCTAAAGTTTTACCCATCTCCATAAGTAATGGAATTTGAGCATTAAAATCTTCCATTTTATAATCAGGTATCCAGTTAGCATCAGTAATCACACCTCTTTTAATAGTGTATGGTCTAGGAGTAATTGTTTTCCAGTCTATTAGACCTCCTGTCTTATCTGAAAATACTACATGAACGTCAGCAGTACCACCTACACTTTTATATTTATTAAATAGTGTAGCTTCAACTTGAAGTAAAGCTTTACCATTAGGATCTATTTTTTTCTGTGTACCAATAATAAATTTAACATTATTAGCAACTTCTTCAACTAACATATTCCAATCATTATTACTAGGTAATCCTAATTCATTTTGAATCTCTTCTAAATTTTTAACATCAGCCTTTTTATAAACAGGGACTAACACACCAGTAGGATCATTAGCAATTAAAAACTTAAATATATCCTCTATTGCTTTATGTACTTTAGTACCAGCATTAGCTTTAATTTCATTATCAGGTAACTTAGATTCATCAGCTGCTTTATCAGCACCTCTTCTTTTAGCATATTTAGCTTTAGCAGTATCTGTAGTTCTACCTTTAAATGCTAACTTTTTAGTATCTAACCATACATAACGCATAGTTTTACCACTAGGATCTAAATGATATCCTTTAGTTAGTTCACTATTATCTACTAACTCAGTAGTTAATTTATTTTGTATTGCTTTAAGTCTATTAAAAACATCTTCTGATGATTCATTAGCATCAGTTGATAACCAATTAGAAGTTATCTTATCATTAATAGCATCTCTAACTTCACCAATTGTTATTTTATCTGGATCTATTGAACAACTCATTTTATATATTCTGATTTATTTAACTTATTTATTTTATTTCTAGATTTAGTTCTATTAACACAAAATCTAACTCTTCTATTATCAAGTATCCATATTTCACCATTGTCTAAAGCTACAGTAAAATAAAGATAGTCTTCTTCATGTGTTTCATTAACTAAAAAAGCATATCCTTCAGCATCAAACTCAGGGATATACACAGGTATTGTGGGATTTAATTGTAGTAACATTATTCACATTTAATAGGTATAGTACCATTACTAACTAAACTATTATAAGCAGCAGCTTCATCACTAGATAATGATAACCCACTTTCAGTAGCTTTGTCTTCAACACCACTAACAAACTCTTTAAATCCTTCTATATCTTTATCACTTTTTAATATATGTATTTGTTCTGGTTCAAATACTGCGTATTGAGTATCTATTCCTGTCCACATTTCAACAACATTAGTAGCAATTAACCCATCTTGATTTTCTTTTAAATTAGTAGGAATATCTTTAACTTTTTCGTTATATTGTTTAAGGTTTAAAATAGTCATTAAGTAATGATTATTTTTCTTATTTTTTAAAATACCTAATCTTCTTTCTAATTCTCGGACTAAATTTTTTGTTTTATCCTTTATTGACTGTTTATTGTTAGCATCTTTTAAAAACTTAACAGTAAGTGAGTATCTTGATTCCTCTATAAAAGAATTTATATATTCAGGTGTAAACACATCAAAAATATTCCTATTTGTTACTTTCCCAGAGTTACTAATTTCTCCTAAAAAGAAGTCTTTAGATTCTTTAATTAAATCTTTTAATTGATTTTTATAAGCAACAATAGGCGCTAAAACCTTTTCATCACTAACTCTATCATTTTTATAATTCTCAATAAGTTCTTCTATTTCAGAATTACGTTTTGCATTTGTGCTACCAAGTTCCTTCTTAAAACTATTGTAAGCTTTTTCTAGTTTTTTTCTATATGATTCTAAAATTGGGATTTCATTTCTCATAGGATCTGTAATTTTTTCCCACTCTTCAGCACTTAATATATTCCCTTCTAAATCAGGTATACTATTTGTAAAGGCAAGATCAAAAACTTCTAAATGAAATTCATACACTCCTATTTGTTCAGTTACATTTTTTATTTCTTTTTCTGCACGCTTTAAAATATTGTCATCTTTCTCTATACTTTCAACTATTAATTTAGCTTTAGATTGCTCAATAGCTCTCATATCACTATCAAGATTTTCAAGTATAGATAATACAGCTATTCTATTCAATATCTTTTTTAAGGTAGTTTCAGCATCTGTTAAATAATTAGCATATATTACTGCTTTATTATTATCTACTTTATTAAAAGTAGAATTCATTAAACTTTTACCTTTTTCTGTAAGTTTACTATTATCTGCAGAAACATAATGTTGCATATCCCAAGCAGATTTATTTTCAAAATCTTCTATTCTTGGATTTTTTAAATTAATAATAGCTTGTATTAAATCTCCTTTAGATGTATTATCTTCTTCAAAAGAAGCATCTCTCCATAATTGGGCTGACCTTTTTTTACCAAAAAAGAATAATCCTTTTTCATTTTTATTTTTCTTTTTGGTAAAATCAAAAAAACTTATTTTTTCATCTGCTCCATGATAAACAATATCTTTTACTTTACTATCAGGAAATACACTATCTAAGTATTGAGAGTATAGTTGTAAAGCTTGTTGTTTTTGTTGTGAGGTTATTTGTTCTACACCATCTACAACTTGCTCAATTTTGTATTGACCTTTTGGTATAACAAGTCTATCTCCAATAACTTTAACTTCTCCAGCTTCTTTAACTATTTCATTAGAAATACTTTTAGGTATTTGTATAAGATAATAACCATTTTCATCTAACTTATCAAGTTCTCTTTCTAAATCTATTCCTATATTTTCTTCACTTTTTAAATTTTTAGCTACTTCTAATTGACCATTTCCATATTCAATAGCAGTTTGTAAATCATCTGTCATTGAAATACCTTTACTTTTTAAACCTGCTCTTTTATAAAGTTCATCTTCTCTTCCATATAATACAAGATTACCATTTTTATCTACAGTAGGTTCTTCAATTTGTCCTCTATAATAACTTTTATCATCTTGAATAACAGTTTGCTTAAATCCTAAAGCTTCATATACTTGATTAGCTAATTCAGGATTAGAATCAAATAGTTCTTCTACTCCTGGCTTAACACTCTCTGCAGTAGTAATACCCAACTCTTGTAAAGTTGGGTATCTATCATATACTTCATTATTTGTCATCCATTTAGACACCATCATTTCAAATACTAGTGGTTTTTGTCCACTTTCAGCTAGTAACTTTTGAAACTCAGGGTTACTACTTGTTATACAAAATACAGCCATTAGTGTAAGTTCTCTAATTTCTTTCTTAATATAAGAAATAGGTTCTACATTATTAGTAATATTCATATTAGTATAGTTCATCATAAGACCAGCTTTAACATAACTCTTTTCTACTAAATCATCATTAAGATCAGCTAATGATGAGTAGAATGCACCAAGTGCTTCATGCATAGCAAATGACTTATCTCTTGCTTGTAAATGAATTATATGTGCTTGAATCTCAACTTCAAACAAACATTGTGATATAGCTTGTACAGCTGTTTTAGTTGAACCAGCAGGTTCCATTTGGCTTCCTTTTAATTTAGGTAACATTTATTTATATTTTTAAGTTAAACAAGATTTCATAAATTCAATAGCAAATTCTCTATCAGATATTAACATATCATTTAATTGATTAATAGCATCATCTTCAGTAGTTGCTGTTTTTTTAAGTATTATATTATCCAATATAGCAAATTTCTCTTCATCTGAGAACTCTTTAAGGTTATAAAAAGTATCAGCTTCTGTAGAAACACCAGTAGATAATTTAGTAGATTCTTCAGCTAATTTATTTAAACCAACCATAAATTTAAGATCATACCCAGAATCTGTTTTAGATAAATCTACAATTTTTTGATTAACATTTGTGTAACTAACAGAACCATCTTTAAATATTGTAATTGTTAAATCTGGGTATATAAAATCAAATGCATTTGCTTTGGCTTTAATTTCAGGTTTTCCAAGTTGTTCTAATACATATTGTTTATAGTCTTCTCTTGTTTGTTCAGATACATTTGATGTATTATAATTATATTCAATGCTAACAGATGGTTGAGTAACTTGATCTTCTAATCTTTTAAGTTCTTGCTGTAAGAATTTATATGTTTCAGGAGCTCTTGTAGGTAACTCAGCTAAACCAACACCCATTTGAGGAATTATAAGTTTATTATACTTTCTTGTATTCCATTCTGCAATTGCTTTGTTTATATCATTAGTAATAATTTTTTTGTTTTTTTCTAGTTCAGTATCTGATTTATATGCTTCTTCACTTCTTGCAGGTAATTTTTTAGTAGATACACCAACAGCATTTGGTTCACCACGCATTTCCTTTGCCTGACCACCTAAACCTCTCCTAATATCATTATCTCCAAATAAATATAAAGTTGTAGGATTTGCTTTTAGCTCACTTCTTAAAACAATTTTATCTGTTCTTTCAACAACACTAGTAGATGGTTGAGTAGTTTCAGTAAGTTTAGCTTGTTTAATAATATCTAAAACAGCTACACTCGCAGGCTTGTTACCTAAAATTGTTATTTGATTTTTAATATCATTAACTAAATCTTTAAAATTACTAATATTTTGAGTATAATCCATACCATCATACCCACCTATAGGATTTACAATATCTTCAGTTTTAGTATTTACTAACTTTACTTTACCATTATATTTAAATGTTTCAAATATTTTAAATGGATTGAATTTTTCATTTAAATCATCAACAATATCATCAACAATATCATCTATTCCATTTTCACTATTAACATCATTATAATTATCAAATTCTTCAAACATTTCATTTTCAACACCTCCAACATCTGCTAATATATCACTTACTTCGTCACTAAGTTCTTCTTTTTTAAGTTTATCAATATATTTACTAATATTCTTTTTATTTAATTTCTGATTAAAAGAATTACTAAGCATAAACTTAACAGTAAAATCAGCTAGTTTTGCATCAGTAATTGATTTAGGATTTAAATTAACTAACGCTTCTAGGACATTTTTTTGTGCTAAATAAGGTATTACCTTAGCATATTGATAAGTACCATTACTAATACCTGATTGAAATATATTAAAAATAACTAAATCATTGTACAACTCTTCATCAATACTTTTTAATTCTTGAAAAGCTTCAATTAAAGAGTTTGATTCACCAGTAGTTAATCGACTTAAAAACATTTTTAAGTTATCAATTACTTGTTCTCTTTCAATATTAGTACCTATTTTTTTACTTAATATAGGTATTAAATTTTTAATAATAGGATTATTTTCATAATCTTCATTATCCTTAACTCTTTGTATCTGGTTAGGTAAACTATCAATACCTGTAAACAATTCATTAAATCTATTTTTAAATTTATCTGACTCTGTCTGTATTAAATAGTTAATAAGATTTTCATCAAATTTTTGTATTGCTTTGTTCTTTTCAATAGTAATACCTATATGAGAAAATAAATTAAGTTTTATTTGATTTAACTTTCTTTTAACAGTTTCATTACTTCTAGTAACATATAGTTTACCAAATACATCACTAATCAATTTTCTATTATTAACAAATGGAGCTAATAATGATTCATTTAAAAGCTTTTCTACATCTTCTTGAGGTATAATACCACCGTCAGACATAACCTCCTCATATAGATTAATAGTAACATCATCTACTTCAGAAGGACTTTTTAAGTATTTAGTATCAGCTGATATTAAATCTTTAACTTTACCTACAGCTTTAGCTTGATCTGAAGCTGTTATATAATTTGTAAGATTAGTTAAATCATTTTTACTATATTTACCAGCTAAATATTTTACTATTTTTTTATTTGAAGTTAAACTAGGATAAGCATTCATTGATAATGCTCTTTTAGCATTTTTAATTTTTAAAAAATCTTTAACAATATCAGAGTCTATAAGATTAATAATACTTTGAGTTGGAGTACCTCTAGTTACTAAATAACAAACAGTATTTAATGTACTAAGACAAATATTAACAAAAGCTGCATAATCATCTTTTACAATATCTACTTGACTAGTCATTAAAGCACTATATATATTTTCTACCTGCTCTGTCATATCAGTTGTCATAGTATTAGCCAGCTGTATATAACCATCAGTTATATTATTATTAGTACCAGGTATATTTAATTTTGCAGTATTATTAAGTCTTATATTATATCTTTCAGCAAGATTTTGAAAAGTAATCCAAGTAGCAATAATACCTACACCTTTTTTACCCCCTGTAAAATTTAATACTGCATCAATTAAAGCGTTAAACTGAAACATATTAACACCTGGTTTATTAGCTATATTTAAGTTTGCTTTTTGTTTAGTTTTAGCAATTTCTTTAAAACTACCTTCAATTACAGGACTTAAAAATCTTTTAGCTCTAGCAGGATTTAATAATAACTGTAACTCTATATCAAGAATTCTATTTTCATGAGCTTTTCTACTATTAAGATTAGCAATGCTTAACTTATTAAATTCATCTCTATAAGCTTGTTTAATATTCTCTTTACTAGTAGATAATAAATCTTTTAACTCATTCTTTTGAGTAATAACATCTTTACGTTTTATTTTAGCTTGATTATTGTAAGTTAAAATATTATTAATAGTTTCTTGTATATATTTAACATCTGCAAATAAAGCTGTTCTTCTATCAGCTAACTCTGTAAAATTTTCAATATAAGTTTTAGCTTGATAAGCTTTATCTAAACTATCTCTATATACATTACCTAAATACTCATTAAGTTTTATAGCATCATCAAGTTTTTCTTTTTTAGCTTTATTAAGTACATTAAAAGCATCTTTAAGTTTATTTGTTTTTAAACCTGTAAGACTTTCTACAAACTCATAAAACTTATTAAAGTCTTCTTCAACTTTCCATTTATTAATTATTAAATCTTCTTTAATATCTATAAGTTCTTCAGATAAAGCAGCATAGTTTTCATCACTTTTAATAACTTCATTACCTATAGTGTTATAAAACCATTTATCAAATAAGTTTTCTTTTTCAGTTTCATATTTAACAGGATCACCAAACTCATCTAAATTAGGCATATAGATAGTTAATTTATCAATATCATAATCCGATCCATTCTTTACAATAAACTCACCAGGAACTAATATTGTTTGATTATAGATAGGATTTAACCATCTCCTTACTCTGAGTACATCTGTACTAGATAATTGCTGATGTGGAATCCTAAGAGCTTTTATCATAGGAACATCATCTAAATTACCTGATTTAAATTTAGCATCTAACTCAGCATTTAATATATCTATTAATTTATTAATACTTCTATTTGATTGTGGATATTGTTTAAATAATCTATCAATATCTTTAGGATTTAAAGGCATTGCGCATTCTGCAGGTTGTACTTCAATTGGATTATCTTGTTCATCAAATTTAATTTGATAGTATTTTAAGTAATTTGCAGAACCAAACTTACCATTAAGTACTTGTCTACTTGCATTTTCCCAACCAGTACTAGGAGCTTGTGGTAACATAGTACCATTTCTTTTTAAGATAAGTAAATTATTAGTAACAATACTAGTTAATATATATTGTACTTTTTGATAATTGGGTAAAGATTCAATAGGTTTTAAATTATAATCATCATTTAACCAATCTATAATTGCATCTATAATATTATCTGGTGTACCTCTTTCAACAGCAGCATCTTTAATAAGATTAACAAACTCTATAGGTGATGTAATATTATTACTATTATCAATGTTATATTCATTAAATAAACTATCAGTCAACTTTTCAACATAATCACCTATTGCTTCATCTTTTTGTTCTAAAAGATTAAACAAATTAGATTGTTCTCTTTTAACATCATATGGTAAACTATTCCACTCTTCTAAAGAGCCATTAAAATCAATAGGTAGTTCACCATTAAACATAATACCAGCATTCTCATTCTTTCTAGCCTGAGTAGCATCGACTACCTTGTCTTTAATTTCATAAGAAATTTCTTGCTGTTTACCCATATATCTAAAATCTAATACACCTCTCTCATTATCTTCAATAGCAAGTGTATTAAATCCAATAGTAAATTCACCATCTTCTGTTTTTATAGTATTATAAAAATCTCTAGGTGTTGACCCACCAAATTTAGAAGCCGAACTAAAATGTATAACATCTATACCATTTTGTAACATAAAGTTATTTAATTGTTCTAGTACAGTTCCTCTAATCATACTAGGCATTAAAAAACCATAAGATGTTTTTCTACCACCAACAATACCTATTCTATTTTCCCAACCATTTTCTAATCCATTTAATATGTAATCTTCCCTACTCATTTGATAGTTTGGACCTACATATTGAAACTTTTGTTGAGTAAATGGTCTTAATTCATTGTTTATATAATCATTTGCAGACATACCTTCAGGTACAGTATACAAATCATATAACTCTTCATCAGTAGCAGTAAGTGATTTAAGTTCTTTCTTAGCTAATTCTAACCTGCCAGGATTAATACCTTCAGTTCTAAATAATGTTTCTATAGCAAAGAATATATTACCCATACTGTAACCATCTGTTTCTTCAAACCCTTTAATAAAAGCTTGATATTCAGAAGAATTTTCACCAAATAACATTCTAAGTTCATTAGCAATACCACTTATTGCTTCAGGATCATTAATAATTAATTCATTAATATCACCATTAAAATCTTTTTTATATTTAAATGTTTCACCATCTATAGTAATTTTAAAATCATTTGACTTTAAAATTGAATTTAAAAAAGTATTAGTAGTATTATCAACAACAGATATTTGTTTAGTAGATGATTGCATGTTTAACCTTTTAATCATATCATAAATTAAAATACCATCTTTTGCTTTAGCACTATATAAAGCAGGATCACCAAAAAATAGTTTAGATTGCTCTACAGCACTAATAAAATGTTTAGCTGCAGCAATTTTTATAAGTAAATTATAATCATTTTTACTATCTGTAATACGACTAAAATATTCTTTTGCTATTTGTGGATCAATACCAGCACCTTTACCATCAAAATTTATTTGAGCTTGAAGAGCTTTATTAACACTTGTTTTTAAATAATCATCAACCCACTTATTTATTGCTCTATTAACATTAACATCATTTTCTAAGTTATAGGTATCAAGATTTTGTTCAAGTATCTTATTAATAATTTTTTTACTATTTTCACTTTTATCAAATAATCCATCAAATAATACAAAGTCAACACCTTGCTTATCCATTAAAGGGATACCTGTTTTAGTTGTTCTTATTAATTTAATTCGTTTAAGTTCAGTTCTTAAATAACTATATAAATACGTTTTAAATTTATTTTCCCATTCAGTAGTAGAATAATAATTTTCAAAATCACCTAATATATCTGTAGAACCGTAAGGCATTTTAATACCAAGAAAACTACTTCTATCTGAATGTTTAACAGGTGTTAATATATTATGAAGATTACAATTAATAAATGTAGACCAAAGATCTCCTTCAACCATTGAACCTGTACTATTAGTTTCATTTCTAAAAACTGATTTCATACCATCAATAAGTTGTAAAGTAATATTTTCACCATTTATTAATCTTTGTAAAAATATACTATCAGATGACCATAAATTTAATACTTCAGGAGCTTCTTCTTGTAGCTTATCTAAAATTAATTTTTCAAGTTGTACATCTGATTTTTTAGGATTGTTCTTTCTAATATTGCTTATAATATTTTTAACCCTAGTAAGTAATAAAGTTTGATAACTATGTAAGTTATTTTTAGATACTAAATTACCATCACTATTAAATAACTGACCATCATAATCTTGTCTATAAGGACTATTATGTTCTATTAACCCGTAAGCTAATATATATAAATTTTTATCTGCTTTAGGATCAAATATTTGTTCAAAATCAAAATTTTTTGTTTTTAATTTCTTTTCTACAGCATCAATAAAATTTGATAATATTCCTATAAAAGTTTCATTTCCACTTTTAAATTGTATTGTTTTTTGAGAAGCAGTTGAATTAGGATCTATTAAATCATAATTAGCTAAAGGAAATTCTATAGCATCTATAAACTTTTTAAAATAATCAGGATTATCTGTATCATTAATAATTTCTTTTAACTCTTTAACAAAATCTTTTTCAGTAGCAATTTTATTTAATAACCCACTTCTCCATTCAGTAAGTATTTTACGTTGAATATTATTACTATCAGCATCTTGAGGTTTAATTATATAATTACCTTTTTCATCAGGTTGTACTACAAAAGTTATTAAGTTGTATTGATTATTACTAAATGATTGTATAAACTTAATCATTAAGTTAATCTTAGGTAAAGATGATATATTATTATCTTTTAATTTAACAGCAACAATATTACCCTTTTCATCTGTATCAATATCTAAATCATTAAACACTTTATTATACAACCATGCTAATGATGGATGTTTTTCTTTATTATCCATTATAATAGATATAAAGTTTTCTAAAGTTGGTGTTACATTAGCAAATATATTAGTTAATAGATTATTAATCTCACTCTGATCCATAGCTGTTATTAACCCTAATGAATTTTCAGTTTTATTAATATCAAAACTATTAAAACTATTTAAGTTTTTTGAATCATTTAATTTAGGAACACCTGATAATAATAATTTAATACCTCTAGAAAAACTATCTTTTCTATTTTGTTCAATAGATTCTTTTATCCAACTATCTTTAACTTGATCTTTAGTATTATTATTTTGAGTATCTTTATCATCATCTTGTTCAATTTCTTTAAAATTTAATACATTACTCATGTATGTTTTAAATTCTCTGTAAACCATATTACGATGAGCTCCTTCTTCTGGATCAATCTTGAATTCTTCTTCATCTATATTAAGATTGAACTCTTCAACTATATTATTATTAGCATAATCTTGTGCTAATGCAAGACCAATATCATCATTACTAACAGAATTAGCAACATTTAACAAAGCTTTTTCATACACAGCTTCAAAAACCCCTGGACCAATAACATCATCTAAAAGATTGGAATAATCTTGACTATTATCTAAATTATTAACTAAAGAGGCGACAAAATAATATTTTAGACTACTAAATAATTCATTCTTTTGTGCAGCATTTAATTCAATACCCTCAAAAATAAATTTATTCCGAATATCAGGAGTATTCTTAATTATTTTATCAGCAACTTTTAAAGAAGGTATATTAGAATTATTTCTATAGTATAAAAGATAAGCCATATCTTCACCATGTTCAGCAGTTAATGCCTTCCATTCATCACTATTTATATTTGGACAAGTCATATTAAAATTTTATTGTTTATTACCAGTTGTAGGTATTCTGTTTAGTTTCGTTGAGCTTTTTGATCTAGTTGATCCATTTTTACAATTATCTTGTTGTTCTTTAGCTTCATCAGGAGTTGTTTTTAATGCTGTATTTGAAATACCTGTTAATGCAGCTAATGCATCTTTTAATCCTTTACTTGCTGCTTTAATATCATCTAAATCACTTTCATCAAATCTAAGACTTTCTCCTACACCAGGACTATCTAAATCTATGTCTTCGGCTTCAGTTTTAGGTTTAGTTTTAGTTTTTTTAGTTTCAACAACTTTTTTACTAGTATTTTTACTTGTAGTTTTTTTATTTTTTTTATCTTTTTTATTTTTTTCTTTTTGAGCAGGTCTTTTTAAAGGTTCATCAGCTAAAAAATTATCTTTAGTTGTTATTAAACCATCACCATCTGTTTTTAATATAATGTTTTTAGAAGCAAATAGTACACTTTCAGACTGATTTTTTAAATCATCCTTATTTTTTAAATCAGTTGATAATGGAGTAGATACAGCATTTGTAGTTAATATTGGATCTGATCCTTTACCTCCATTAAATAAATATGAAAGATATCCACCTTCTATTTGCTCCCAAGATATTTCACCTGTAGTTTTATTTAAATAAGGTTTATAATAGTATCCTCCTTTTCCAGCAGCAGTTTGTAACATACTTGTAGGTATATTAACTCTTTTAGTAGCTAGAAAAGCAACAAGATTTGGAAATTTAGAATGCTTTCTTAAGTTATTAATAGGTATAGAAGTAAATATATTATTATTACTTGGATCAGGAAAATGTATAGACCCTCCTTGAACATATATATTATTTTTATTTAATTTACCTTTTCCACTAGCAACTGCTGTTTTAGGTACTCCCCAATAAATAATATTATTTATTAAAGATAACTTATTAGAAGATGCAAAAATAGGTAATTTACTACCTTTTTGTTTATCATAATAATATTCATTATTTTGAGCATTGTTTATATTAATAAACAAATCTTGTAATGCACTATCTTTAACAAATCCATACTTTTCAATAATATGTAAAATTAAATTAATTTCACTATTATCTATAAATCTTTGAGTAACATAAAAATATTCTTGTGTTTCTTTATTATAAAGAATAATTGAACCAATTTTAGCATTCTTAACTATAATATTACTACCTTGTAATTGTTGACTAGATTTAGTAACTACAGTTAAAGTTAATTTATCTAAATCTTCTTTTTTAGAAGTATCAATACCTCTCTTATATAAAAGAACATTTTTTACTGACCCATAATTACTAATCTTTTTACCATTTTTATCAGTAGTTTCTTTTTTAGTTAATAGAATACCATTAGTAACAGATGCTATAGGTAAATATACTTCACCTTCTTTAAGTTCTTCAATAATCTTATTGATAGACTCTTTATGTTTAGTTATAGCAAAATTAACAATCTCTTGTCTTATTTCACTTAAAGGTACACGATTTTCATTTTTCTTCCAACTTAAAGGGACAGTATCATCTGCTTTAGTATTTGTAATAGCACTATAAGGCAAAGGTCCTTGATGCCCACTATGTTTCTTATAAAACTCTAACAAACCTTTCATATTGATTTTATCAATAGAACCATCTTGTTTTATTGTACCAGCAAATAGATTCTCAGTTTCAGGTAAAAATGTAAACACAAATCCACCACTACTATCAAGTTTACCATTAAGATCAGCCTTGATTAAAGCACCTCCTTTATTAGGGTCAGTAGATACCATAGCAACTACTATAGTATTATCTGTTTCCTTACCTTTCAATGTCTTTGCAACAGCTTCTTTTAGACCCTCAGGCATTTGAGTATCTGTCTTATAATGAAATGCTCGTAAAGTATATTGAGCTGATTTATAAGGATCTTTAATATCAGGATTCATTTCTAAGAAAGAATTCCATCTTAATGCATCTTCATTTTGATTAAGTACAGGTTTACCTTGATCATCATATAAAGTAGCAAATGTTTGAGGATTTGTATATTCAACAACTTTATTAGTTGTATAATATACATTACTACTTAATGCTCCTTTATGTAAGTTTACACTAGACATATTAGTAGGAGGATTATCTTGACTATCCTTAGGATCACTCTCTTGACTAAAAGGTATTCTAACTGCTCTTAAAGCACGATTTAAAGCTAAAGCATAATTTATTGCTAGTTCATCTATATTAGCTTTTAAATTTTCTACAAAAGATTCTTGTCGCTTAAATTCAATAACATTATCAATTGTTTTTAATTGTTTATTTAAAATATCAAGATCTCGTGTAGCAATTAATATTTCATTATCAATACTTTGTTGTTCATCATATTGAGCTTTAATAAGTTGAAACTCTTCTTGTACTTTATAATAATCTTGTAAAAATCTATCATATGCTTGTTGAGGTGTAATATTATTACGTTCAGCATACTTAGTTATACCATATTGAAATCTTGCAAATTCTTTAGGATCTTTAAGTAACTTTTCAACATTATTACTAGTTACAGGATAAAATATTTTCCACTTATTAGTAAACCAATTAGGCATATCTGCTTGTTTGGTACCAACAATTAAATTTTTATAAGCAATTGATTTAGTTTTTAAAGCTTCAAGAAAATCTATCTTTTTAGTTAACGCATTAATTCTATCTTCAACACTACTTTTTAATTCTTCTAAATTATCTAAAGCTTCATTATAATTAGTCATATCAGCTAATGTTTCTAAATCTTCAGTAAGACTTAAACCCATTACTCTATCTATATTATCTACAAATCCACTTTCTAAAGTTTCTACAAATTGTTTAATAGAAAAGTTTTCTTTTTCTAAAGACTCTTTAATTAAATTAACTAATTGAGTTATTTCTTCTTGTTGTCTATAATAAGCTTGTTTAGACTTTTCAACTCTTTCAATAGCCTTATTACAAGCATCTAATTGCTCAGTAAGAGATTTGATTAAATCATCAATAAACTGTTTATCAACAGCATTATCTTTTACTTGTTCAGCTAATAACTTAGCTTGTTCTAATTCTTTTTCTAGTATACTTCTATTAAGTAATTCATTTTTAATACTATCAACTTCTTTTACAATATCACGATTTAAATCATCACTAAGTTTTTGTAAAGCAGTAATCTTAGCTTGATTAGATTTTCTAATACGTAATTTAAGTTTTAATGCTTCAGCTTGTGCTTTAGGTAAAAACTTTATTTTATTATAATAGTCAATAGCAAATTTATCATCAAAACTAATTTCCTTACCTTCGGCATTTGTTATATAAGCATTATTTTCAATATCTCTAATAAATCCTCCTGATGTACTAGAAGTAATTGCTTGTTCAATTAAATTTTCATAATCTAAAGTAATTTTTTTAATACCATTAACATCTGCTGGATTCATTTCAGCTATAATACCATCTCTTTCAGCAATTAAATCTTCTCTAATTTGATTAGCATTACTAGATTCTATTTCAAATGTTCTAGTACCTCTGCTATCAGTCATAGTAAAGTATGTACCAAAGTAAGGATTACCATCTTTATCTACATAACCAGCTTCTTTAGATCTAGTTTTAATTAAGTTTAATTTAGCGTCATTATCTAATTCAGCATTAAACTCATTCATATCTTTCTGAGCTTTATTTGCATTAGCTTCTTCAATCTTTTTAGTAACAGCAGTAACTAAATCAGAAAAATCATTCTTACTAAGTTGAGCTAAAGTAATATTAGCTGTTGCTCTCTCACCAATAAGATTAGCATAATCTTCAAATAGTTGTCTAGTTTGTTTAACATCAACTCCATTAAGTTTATCATCAAGAGTTCTCATAAACTTATTAAACTCATCAATAATAGCATTTCTAGTAGCTTTACCTTGATTAAAATCTTCTAAAAAACTATCATCTACAAGTTTTTGTAAATTCATTACAGCATTTACTTGATCAGCTTCTTTATCATTAGCTACTTTATAGTTTTGAGATAATATATTAGATATTTTACTTTTTAAATCAAGTATTCTTTCATCTCTTTTCTTACCCATATAAAACTGATTAGTAAGAATATCTCTAGTTAATACTTCTACATCTTTACCTTCAGCATTCTTTATTTTAATAAATGTGTTTTGATAAAGTGTACTTAAACTATCTTTTAAATCTCTAAGTTGTTTAACTTCATTAACACTCTTATTAACTGATGCACTAATAGCAGATCTTATTTCATCATCAGATTTATTTTCAAAATAAGATACTTCTTGACCATCAGCATTTATATAACTATATTTCTTTTTTAATTCAGCAACATCTAAATCTGATTCAGATTCTATTAAATCTAACAAGTCTTCTAACTTACCAGCTTCAATAAAAGAGTTAGCCATATTAAAAAACTTTTCATGTTTTAAGTCTTCATAAGTTTTTCTATCATTATCAAGAATAGCATTATTTTGTTGACCTGATAATGATATATCTGTATAAAATGCTTTAGCTAAAATAGATTCTTTACTGTTAGTTAAATTACCTTCTTGAATATATTTATTAAGATTTTCTACAGCTTTAGCTTCTTGTTCAGTTCTTTGTCTAACATCTTTAAATTCACTTCTTATACCACCACCAACACCTGGTATACCTATTATACCAAATAGTGCACCAGCAAAAGCATTTTCTAAACCTTCTGCTGTACCATAAGCTTGAGAAAAACCTTCACTTAATGCTTTACCTAAACTATTCATATAATCATTTCCATTATATAAAGAGTTAATGTATGCGCCTGTACCTTTATCAATAAAGAACTGTATTTGTTCTTCTTGAGATTCTCTTAAAGCATTTAAACCAACATTTTTTAAAGCTGTTTTAGTAACTGAAGGTGCAACATAATTATATCCTTTAGCAATAGTACCTTCTGTTTTACCTAATACATTTTTTAAATTATAATCATAAGGTTTTAAAAAGTTATTTCTCCAACCTGCAAAGTTACTAGCACTTAATAAAGTAGCATTAGCTAACCAAGAAACATTTTGATATGCTTCTACTTGTTTATCAATTCTACCAAATTGTTCATCATATTCTTCTTTAGTTATAAATCCTCCATCTAATTGCTGTTTTAAATTATCTTCTAAAGATTTTCTATATTGATTACCATTACCAATAGCTTCCATTCTAGCTTCACCAAAAGAACCTAAAATTGATGCTCCTGCTTGTACTTGAAAAGTTTTAGCTCTAACTTTTTGAGCAGCATTAGCAAAATCTTTTAATACTGCTTCTGAAGCTGCATCATACATTGCTGGATTATTTCTAGCAATATTATATATTTCATCAATACCTTTAGATGCAATATCTTCACCTAATCCTAATTTTGTAGCAGCATTTTGTATAGTTTTAAATTCATTTCTAGCAGCTTCTAATCTAGTTAATCTTGATAGTCCTGCAGCAGCTAATTTACTAGCACCCATAGCTCCTACCATAAAACCAGCATTCTTTAAAATATTTTCACCCCAAAAATTAGTTATACCAGATGCTCCTCCAAAACCAATAGCATTTTCATACCACTCATTATCCATTTCTTTTTTAGTTCTATAATTAACTAAAACATCACTATCAAGCCATTCGTTAAATCCATTTAAATTTCTTGATACAGGATTATCTATAAATGCATTAAGAACAGATTTTGTACCTGACCACCAATCATCAGTTTTTTCATCTGCAAGTAATTCAGTACCTTTTAAACCCATATTAATTATACCTGCAGGAATACCTGCAAATGTATCTGCAAATGTAGTACCAGCAATAGCACCTAATTTAAGTACACTATTAGTAAGCCTATCATAAAAAGGTTGTTCTTGAGCTCTAGCTTCTTGTAAGGCTGCAACTTTATCAGCCATATCACCATACTGAGGCACATTAAAATCTTGTGCATATTGAGATTCTTTAAACCCATACATAGTAGTAGCACCTTGTGGGCGTACTGCTAATAAGTTAGCAAAATCTTCTTGTTTGTATTGAGATAATGATTTATTATTTTCTGGCATATTGTTTATTTATTAATAGGTATTGCTAATGCTCCTCCTGTATAACCTTGGTTATTAAAATCAGACCATTGATAAAAACTTAGAGTATTATTTTTTCTAGCTTTAGGTTTAGCTGAAAAACTTCCTAAATCATGGTAAGAAATAATTAATTGCTCTGGTTTTAAATTTTCTTGTTTTATAATTTGTTCAGCAGTTTGTTTAATTTGATTAACAGATCCTGCAAAATCTATAGCAAAGTTTTTACCTTCAGCTAAAAATACTACAGAGCCTCCACCAAATTTACCATAACTATCTTTACCATTAGCTACATTAGGAAATATAAAGTGAGAGCTTTTTCCAGATTTTGTTGGAACACTTTTAACACTACTTTTAAATCCTTCAGCTGTAGTACTTCCAGCCCAATTTAAATCTGTGTATCTTAATTGTCTTAAAGGTACTTTAATTTTAGATTTATCTGTAACTTCAGACAATTGTTTATATTTCACATTAACTTGATCTCCTTGTTTAGTTACTTCTACAACAAAAGGATTTTTAACTGTAGATCCTTCTGCTATTGGATTTCCTTCTAAATTTTGTTTTACATATTTTTTAGCATATTCATGTTGTGTATTACTTGCTAAATCTGTATCTAAAATAAAATGCGCTATACCTGCAACATTTTTATATGATGTATTAGCATCACTAGCCCCTACATTTTTTACAGGTACATAATTAAACCCTTTGTTTCTATCAAACTTATTAACGTATGAAAAATATTTATCTTCTTTAGAATTCTTTTGAGCAGGTACATCACCTAATAATTGAAAGTCTGATTTAACATCACTTGTATCTTTTTTAGGTTGAGTTAAAACAACAGGTTTAGCTTTTATTTTAGTAACCTCAGGTTCAAGCACCCCTTGTTTAACCATTGCTCTTTTAGCCCATTCTGTAACATCTTCTGCAGCATTTCCTATAGCAGTAGATGTACTTAATACACTTTTTTCAAATGCCTTTAATGTTGATTCTTTTTTAACAGCTGTTTTAGCTACTGGTACTTTAGTAGGTTTTTTAGTTGGTATAAAACTTAAATCTCTTTTAGGAGGTACTGTTGGTTTAACTACAGGTTTAGTTTCAAAGAAATTAGCTTGCTCTAACTTTTTATAAGTTTTACCATCTTCTTTTTTAGATATAATTTTAGCTACTTCTTTTTCTCCTATAGTATCTACTATAGTTTTTAAAGGTGTAGTTGAATCAACATTTATAACTTTACCTAATTGTTTAGCAGCTTGATTTACACTCTCTGTAAAGTAATTTACATACCCTTCATGATCATTATTATCTGAAGCTGGAGCATATTTTTCAATAAATGTATCAACAGTATGCTTTCTTTCAGGTAATGCATCTTTTTTAACTTGTCTATTTAAAGCACTCCAACCATTTTCTAATGTTGTAAATTGATCAAATCCTTTATCATCCTTAGGTAATTTAGGATCCCATCCTATTAAATTTCCAGGATTATTATTAAATTCAGCTCTGGTAACTCCAGCAGGACGAGCCTTAGTTTCTACTGGAGGTTCTACTTTTTTCCAGTAGTAGGCTTAGTAACAGGTTTAGATTTAGGTTTTGATGTAGATTCATATAAAGCTTCTTTAATAAACGGATTATTAGGTGATGATAATATATACATCATTTCTGCTGCATTTGTAAATAGTTGTATTTCTTTATCATTTTTTGGATTTAATAATATAACTTGATTATCTTTATCAATTTTATAGTTTATATCATGATTATCATCCCATTTATATTTTATAGGTTGACCCATTGCCATTTTACCTTTTCTATACATTTCATTAACTACTAATTCTCCTTTATTATTACCTGTATTAAAAGTTCTATCTTCAATCATATATTGCTTTCCATCAGGAGTACTAAATGTTACTGCATTTTTAAATGTTTCATCACCAGTAAGCATATTAAGTATATTCTCAGGATTAGTTCTACCTAAAGATGGTACACTAGTTTTACCATGGTCTGTATTTATTTTTGCCATATCTTCAGGATTTAAAAACTTTTTATCATTTATACTCCATATTCTACTACCATAATTTGTAGCATTACTTAATACCTCAGATACAGTTGCTGTAGATTTATTACCTACGTATGTTTCCCACACTTTCCTAGATTGGCTTTTATAGTTAGCCTCTGCTCTATTACGTTTTGCAGCGTCATTAATTTGAGCATCTGTATAATAGTTAACTTGAGATGTTGTAGTAGCAGTTTTAACAATATCTTTATTATATTCTTCCATATCACTAAAGAAATCTTTATATATTCCAGCAAGTTTTCTTTCATTAATATTAATGTTAGAAGGATTATTTTCTATATAATGCTTATACATATAGCCATGTTTAGGATTTACTTTAAGCCAATTTGTAAAATATTTCTTTTCAGTTTCAGGTAAATCATATGGTTGTACTAAACCAGTAAAAGCATTCACAACAGCTAATACACCATGCTCTTTCTCCCATTTTTCTCTATCTTTAGGAGTCGCTACATTAATTATTGACATACCTGTAGTTGTATTAGGATTATCTATATCTTTAGGATTAAAACCTGCAAAAGGAATGTCATTAGAAGAACCAAATGCGCTAGTAAAAAATCTACCTATACGAGCACCTGTTACCCATTCTTGATCTACAGGTGCAATATTAGATGTTGGAACTTCAAAAGGTTGATTTGCAGCAGCAGCGGCAGCAGCTGCTTCTTGTTCAGCTTTCCACATACCTTCTAAAATATCAAAATCTTTTTTATCAGTTGTTGCTCTTTTAAAGTATGTACCAACAAAACCATTTGCAAATTCAGTACTAAATTCATTTTCTCCATATTTATCACCATACAAACTTTGTTTATATTGAACATATGGAGTGGAAGAATTAGGTAATTCATTTTTAGATAATCGTTTTCCTAAATCATAAACCATTTGCCAGGTTAATTCTTCATCTATTTTACCTGTTGTTTGATTTACAATATAAGGTACATTATCAGCATTTCTTCCAAGTGTAAGACCATTTTGACCAGCATATTCTTCCGCTATTGAACTAGCTTTTAATGCATTATAATGCTTACCATAATTATTTTCATCAGATATACTACTTGGAGTAATAAAATTATAAGCAGTAGATAAATTTTCTTCACCTTCTTTCCAACTAACAGGTCTATTAATTTTAAGTTGTTTATTAAAATAAGTAGCATTAGGACTTACAGCATTGTTTAGCTTACCTTGTACCATAGCAGTTTTAGTTGCATCAGCTAGTTTTTCATCAGCTTTAAAAAACTGTACACTTGGATGTGTATTATAAAACGTCTTTAATCTATTAATATTCATTACAGCTTCTCTAGCATTCAAATCTCCTGAATGAAATTTTTCAGCTACATTACTTATATTAGATTGTAAATAATCATTAACTTGTTGTACTTCTTCAGGTTTTGAATACAATCCTCCCTTTACTCTTAAATCATTTTCACTTTGACTTAACAAGTCTTCAGCTTTTAAATCATCTTGCTCTTTAGCATCAAGAGTTTGATTCATTAACTCTAAATTTAAAGGAGTGTATTGTGGTATGTATTGAGTTGGAGTTGGTTGAAAAAATCTCATATTTATCTTTTTATTATGAATATAATAATAGTAGTCCTATTTCTAAGACTACTATTATTATTTTTAATATAACTATTAATTATTATTTTTAGGTTCAGTTTGTTAATCAAATGAAGTAATTACATTTGACTTTTTCTTTTTACCAGGTTTAGGTTGAAGTTCATAACTATCAGTATCTTTATTGTATACTACTTCATAACTTTCATTAAGTAATCCAGCCATTAACCTATCATTTTTAGCTCTATCTCTTTCAGCTGTATAACCCATAGTATTCTGTCCAATATTACTTAAACCTGAACTAACAGCAGATCTAGCTGCATCTTTTTCTTGTTGTCTAGCAATAGATTCATTCATTTGAACTTGAGCATTAAATTGATCTTTCATTAAGTTAGATTGATTTAAGCCTTGTGTATTAGACATATCATATTGACCTTTAATACCAGCTATAGTAGCAGCTCTATCAATACCTTCTTTACTAGCTAAACTTCCCATATTAGCAAGATATTCACCAGCACTAGTAGCTGTATTTCTAGTAGCATTTTTAGCAGCATTATAAGCAGATGTTACTCCTCTACTAGCAGCAGCCATAGCACCTCTAGGATCAGCATATTGATACTTAGTATTCATTCTATCAAAGTTTACTGGATCAGGACCTTTTAATCCTTGAGCAATAGTATAAGCTGGTCCAACAAGACTAGATAAATAACCTAATGGATTAACACTTGTTTGCAATGGTTTAGTACCATCTGGAGGTGGGGGTGTAGTACTACTAGGTGTTTGGTAAGGAGAAGTTTTTAAATCAATACTTTTAATATTTTTAGGATTAGTAACAGATCTTGCATCTACATCTTCAGTAACTTTTGGATTATATTTTGGGTACATTGGAGTCCCAGAAACTAGAGGTGGTCGTAGTTGACGATCATATGACCTTGTCTGCTCCCCTTCTTCTGTATTATATGTAGTAACATTTGGTGCTTGTGGGGTTTCTGCAAAAGGGCTAAAAGAAGATCCATATACTTGATTACCATAAGTTACGGGTTCACCAGTAACATTATCACCAATTTCAAATCCTCCATTAAAAAACATACCTTTTGATTTACTTCTATTAGTTTTAGACATTTCTTGTGCCATATACAATTGATCAAATTGATTATCTGATATATTACCACCTTTAGCCTTAGCTAAACTTTTAGCTACTTTAGCATAACCTAAATCATCACTAAGTATTTGTGTAGAACCATCAGGGTTTTTACGTATAATTTCTTTATTATCAATAAACACATTAGGTCTATATTCTACTTTATCAGTACCTTTCTTATATGATTTAACTTCATACATATCATTACCCATAGGTTTAAGTTCACCACCTTTAGCATACTTAGGTCCACTCATAGAGTTACTAGTATCTACACCACCATGAGCATGATGCCATTTAGCAGCATTTTGAGCAAATATAGCACGCTTTCTAGTTAAAGGGTTCTTACTATGTGTTAACTCTTCAGTAGTCTTACCAGTAGCTTTTTTAGTAGCTGTAAACTTACCTTTGTTTTCAGGTTTAATATGAATACCACCTTCTTTATAATTAGCTTTAATTTTCTTTTCTTGTGCTAACATTTCTTTAGTAGGAGCTTTACCACTACCTTTATTAGCTCTTATATTATCCCACAAACCTCTTTTAGAATAAGAACCATCAGCACGTTTAATTAGATTACCACCCATTTTAAACTGCTTACCTTGTGCATTAGGATTAAAGTTACCAGCTATGTTAGAAGTCATTGCATTCTGTTGGCTAGATTTAATAGCACTATAGTCCTCCATTTTATTTTCATAAGTTTTCTTATCTATAGCTCCACCAATAGCACCTCCTACAACTCCCCCTATCATAGTACCTGCTCCTGGAATAAGTGAGCCAATAGCAGCGCCTCCAACAGCGCCTATAGTTTTACCTATATTTTTTTGAGTAGGAGCATTAGGATCTGCTCCAGCTTGTTGAGGAGCTTGTTGACCTCCACCAAGTCCAGACAGATTAGAAAGTTTAAATCCATTTCCTGGAGCAGCAGCAGGAGCTGCAGCAGCGGTAGGTACATTTGTTCCTGTTGCTGGTAAGTTCTGTGTAGGATATGTAGCTACAAGAGGTGTTAAACCTCCATCTTGAAACTTTTGTTTAGAAGGTAAAGAACCACCCATTTCAAATTTTTGAAATGATTCTTGAGTAGGAAACTTCTTGTAGAACTCCTTCTCTGTCATTTTGTACTTTTTAAGTATATCTTTTTTTGTCATAATTAATTATTTTAAATTGTCTAACCAACCACTATTTGATTTTTTATCTTTAGTTAATTCATTTACACCTAATCCTACTCCTGCTACAATTGGAGTTTTATTTAATAACCCAGAAAGTCTTCTATGTGTTATAGGATTCTTTATATCTAAAAATGTACTAAATCTATTTGATGGTACTTCTTTTAAAAATTTTTTCACTGTTTCTGGAGTTATTTTTGAATAAATATTATCTATAAATCCTTTACTTACCATAGATTCTTTAGCTTCTCTTAAAAATGGGAGCCTTTCTTTATTATCACTACCAAATAAAAAGTAGTCAGAGTTCTTATTAGGATTCTTAATAACTGGGGATAATAATAATTCAGATTCCCTATCTAATGGTGTTGAATACACTGTATATTCAGGGACTTTATTTCTGTAATTATAACTTTTTGCTTGATTATAATCTTTAACAGCTTTAGAATTAAAACCTCTTTGCATTCTATGACCTATTTCATGATCAATTATATTCTCAACCGATAGATCATACCCTTCTTTTTGCAATCTTCTTACTTGATCAAAATCTATATTTATTTGTGCCCCATTATCCCAAGAACCCTCATTTCTTATAGATGTTATTTTAGATTTATTTAACTGATCAAAAAATTGTTTAGGTTCTACTCCTTGTTCTCTTAACCTTTTCCAGCCTTCTGGGTTATTCATTTTTTGCATAGCATTAAATTTTTTAGACTCTAAACTTGCAATATCTTTTTTATACTTTAATTTATATATATCATCTTTAGCTTTAATTTTAAGTTGATTATACAAAACTTTAGATTTGTCTAAAGAATTAAATAATGCAGCATCAGCAGCAACAGCTACTTCTTTAGCTCCTAATGCTTTAGCTAATCCTTTATAAACACCTGTACCTACTAAGTCAATAGGATCCATACTAGTTTGCAATCCAGGTTCTTTTATACCTTTTTTATAATCTTCAACACTATAAGGCTTAACAGCTTTTTTATCTAAAGGATTCTGATTACGATAAAACTCAGGATAATCTACTTGCATATCAACTTCTGCTTGTCTTTTATTTTTAGCAGCAACTTGTTTTTGTGCAGGTGTTACAGCAAAGTTTAAATTGACTACAGGTTTAGCTGTAGATGTAGCATCAGGAACTTGAGTACCTTTATCTAATCCGTCTAATAAACCTCCCATATCAAACTTATTAGTAGTTAAACCATCTAACCAACCTCCTTGTTGAAATTTTTGTTTAGGCTTACTTTGCATTAATCCTAATTCACCTGTTTGATTATAAAAATTACTGTACGAACCAGGGTCAGTCATAGTTTTAAATTTCTCTCCTTTAGTAGCTTTATATCTTTCCCAAGCACCATCTTCTCCAATGTATTGCCCACCAACTATTGTAGGAACTTGTACGTCTTCATTATCTGTACCAAATGTAGTTTTAAATTCATTAGCATTAGTATCTTTTAACATAGGTCTATTTACATCAGGTAAAATTGTTTTACCTACCATAGGTTGATTATATTCAGGTACTAGATATGGATTTTGTTCTTTTAATGGCATTCCAAAAGGCATATCTTTAAACTGACCTCCTTTTCTAAACTCTTGTCTACCAGTATTATCACCTTTATTAATATACCCACTTGGCTTACCTTGTATTTGTAATGCTTTACTTTCTGTGTAGTTTTGTATATTATTTTTAGAACTAGGTATTTCTGGTACTGTTACATTTCCAGCTAATTTAGGTTTTAAAGAAGTACCCATAGGTTTAATACCTAATGGTTTAATAGGTTCTAATTTAGGTTTATTTTTAAGTATAACTGGTTGAACTGGTTTTTTGTATAACATATATTGATTATCAGTTAATTCAGAATTTATTAATCCAGTCTTTTCTCTAAATTTATTCATAGCTTCAGCCTTATCATTTAAAGTTTTTTGAGCTATTTCATACGGTGAAGTTCCATTACCTACATTATATCCATTCATAGTAGCCATACCAGAAGAATGTAAGTGTGTATTAGCGTCAAAATTTCTTAACTCTTTTTGATATTTTTTATCTAATAATGGGTAATCTTTACTTAACAAATATCCAGCTAAACTATCATTATAAGCTTTTAATCTAGGGTCATTTTTATCATTAACTATAATAGGATTCTTTTGATTATTTGTAGGCATATCTTAATGTATTGATTGTCTATAAAATGTTGTTATTGGATGCAAGATAAATCTTTGATTATCTTGATTAGTATAAGTTATCTCAGTTTCTAAATACATATCTTTTAATCTAGGTTTACTTAAAGTACTATATGTAGCACTATTAGTATCTCTAGGAATAATTAACTTCCAATCTCTTTCTTTCTTAACTATATTACTTTGAGGAGTTAATGTAATTAAACCTGTATCTTGATTCTCAGTTTTATGTTGTATATAATCAAATGTTTCATTGTTAAGTAATGCACCATTAGAATTATATACTTGTGTTTGAAACTTTTGATTATCCCAAACTTTAGTAGTTAATGGAGAATCATTAGTTAATACTTTAATTTTACTTGGATAAACAATACCATAAAAACTACCATAATCACCTTTGTTATGCCAGTAACATTTATTATCTCCTAAACTACTAAACACTCTAGTATTTAATTTAAAGTATATTTTAGGTTTAAAGCTATAAAAGCTTTCAAATGCTTGTAACTTCTCATTGTAACTTAAAGTAAAATTATTGTTACTGTCTACTGGATCTAAGAATGTATAATATATTGTTTGATACTCTGTATCATATACACCGTGAATACCATTAAATGCTTTATTAATGTTATTGTTTACACTTTGTAGCTTACTAAACAAACCTAAGTTATCAGATATACATTCTAAACCTTCACCTACTTTAAATATCTTTTTAATACTATCATCATAATGATATATAGCACTATTAGTATTAATAACACTATACTGATGTGATGTACCAGTTTCTTTAGTAATGTAATCATATCTAAGCAATACTTTATTATTACTTAAAACTATATTACCATCAGACCCTTGAACAGCACCTCTTTCATTACTACTAGCAATACCTACTCCATTAGTTTGATAGAAGAATATTTTATTCTTATTAACAACTATTTCTACAATAGGACCTTGTGTACCTTCAACATCTAGATAATCTACAAATTGGAAGTTTCTCCAGCTATCAATTACCTCACCATCTATCTTAGGTTTAGAGTGCCATATTCTATTAGTATATTGATCTACCTCATTATCAAAAAGCATACTTGGTGGAAAATACTTTTGTATATTATATTTTTGATGGAATACATCATTGTATTTAAATTCAGATAATAAGAATCTACTTGTTCTTAATACTAGACTGGCAGTATCAGGACCATCATTAATCATCCTTTTATTAACAGTTCTTTTTGTTGCTAATAAACTAAGACCCCCAGTTGCATATATTGACCAATATCTTACAACTTTAGCAACACCTTTAGCTACTTTAAATACATTACTTTTTTTAGTTACTGGTTCAGCATCTATTTTTAAATCAGAGTATTCATTTAAATCATCTAAAGATAAACTAATAATAGGATGCTCACCTTCTCTTAGAGTAAAGTTAAAACTAGCTTCACAAGGGAATATATGATACATTCCTTTTTTAGTTCTAATAGGATCTTGATATCCAGCAGGTCTTATTTGGTTAAAATAATAAGCATAATCTACAGCATCATAAACTCCTAAATAAGTATCACCTAAATTAGCTTTGATATTATAAGTTCTATCACCAACTCTTGTTGTAAATGAATAAAATTCACTAGCAGGTATATACTCATTATTAGCTCTGCTAGTATATCCTACCCCACCATATTGATTAATACTAATTTCTCTATTATAACTTACTGTATAATCACCACTATAATCTACTTTTCTAATAGTTTCTTTATTTTCATCTGTTGGTGTATCTTGACCAAAAAACAACTTGCTTAAATAAGATTCATTATCGCCATAAATTTCAAAATTAATAAAATAATCAGTATCTGGAAACTGTGTTGTTGAAACAGGTACTGCTTCAACATTATCATTAATACCTCCAAATGTAGAATCTGTAACAATAAAATGTTTTTTATCGCCAATACCTAAAGTCATATGAGGCCTTGTCAATTGTTGTATTATATCTGAAGTAAGATTATTAAGTACTCCAGGAATAGTACTTGGTCCACTAAGCGGAGGTGAATCATTATATTTAGATCTAGCATCATTTAAATATTGAGTAATATTGTCAAATGAAATACCGCCTTCCATTATTTGCCCTAATTGATTAGCTTGGGGTATAGAAGATATATAACTATTTGAAAATACAAAACCTATTTCAGAACCATTAGAACCTGTACTTCCTGTAAATAGAGAATCAAATCCAGTACCTAATAATTCACCAGGTTGTAATACTTTTTCAGTTTTAATATAAATTCTTCTTAAATCAGAATCAGCAACTCTGTTCCAATTTATAGTTTTACCTCGATACCATTTTTTTAAATATGCTGATGCATCTAGTATATTATAAAGCCCTACACTTGTATCTCTGTGTATCTCATTTATAATTTTACCATTTTGTTCAAACATATTAATAGGTTTTAAATAATCACCTTGTTTAAAAGTGTATTTATTAAAATCTACAGTAGGTGATATTACATATCCTATATTACCTGTTCCTTGTCCTGTATCAAGAACGCTTTCAGAAAAACCTCTTTGACCAAGACTTAGTACATTTTCATGTATCCCAGCTACTTTTTTAGCTAGTGTTTTTCTAAACTTATCTTTAACAGTTTCTTTAATTTTTTCTATTGTTTTAGAAAAAAGTACTTTTACTAATGAGGTACTACTAAACATACCTCCTTGAGTATTAACAGCGCCATCAAGAACTGTTTCTACAAAATCAGAAAGATCATTAATATTTGTAAGTTTATTTATTGGAACATCTAAAGTATATAACTTTTTATATAAAGCTAAAGCTAAATTAGTTATTACCTTTCCTTTAATGTTTTCTTTAATCTCAAAAACATCTTGAGGGCCTCCAATATCATCAAGAAATTCATCTACTATATGACAAAATACTGTTACAATAATATTAATAATTTGCCCTTTTGATAAATCAGTAATATTCAATCTTTTAAATTCATTTAATCCGCCAGTAATACCTGTACCAAATCTAGTCTTATCATTCTCTTGTCTTTCAACATATACTATTTTAAACCCACTGATTTCTTCAGCCAGATCTTGAGGTATATTAACATCAAAATCTATATAGGTAGAATACATTGTTAGTGCGCCAGTAGCACTATCATAACTTGATAACAAAGACATAGGATTACTAGCTACTTCATTAAAGTCAGGCATCTTAATATCTCCTACCCAATTAACATAAGAAGCTTGTCCTTTTTTATTATAGAAAGTAATACCAAATCTATATACTTCTCCACGCTGCCAAGATACTTGACAACTAGCTTTGTAAGGAGATTTTAATGAGCTAAAACTTCCATTGTTATTAGTAACATGATTAGGTACACCTATAAGAACATTACTATTATCTACTTTTGTTTTAATAAAAGGAGGTTTATTAGAAACTAGCTGAGCTTGATGATCCATAACCATACTAGTTGTACCAAAAGTATATTTAATATTTGGACCTTGTCCACCTAGAGTTACACCATTTTGTTGAAACTTATATTGTTGGTTATTAAACCAATTGGTTGTATTCCCATTAGGAATTAACCCAAAAACTTTACCACTCTCATCATTATAAGGATTTATAACATCTAATAAATCGTTATTAGGATAGTTAGTAGTAAAGCTATTAACATTTCCATCTAATTCATATGTAGTAGCTTGACCTGCAGCATTGTATCTGTAAGCTCTGTAATCTACATTTACTTTAAACATTTCATTTGCAGTGTTAGCTGCAAATAAAATATTATCTTTAACTTCAATAGTTCTAGCCTTTTCAAAAGGCGCATACATTATATTAAACTCCTCTGTTGTAAGGATTGAAGTATCACTATATAAATCAGTAAAACTTTCATTCTGATTAGTATATAATGATATTTCTTTATAAGGATATATAAATATTTCAGGTAAGTCAGGCTGATTATAATATATTAAAGCATATTGAATCATTTGATAATCCTTATCAATATTAGGTATATAAAACTCTATACCTTTTTGAGAGTCCATAACTTCCATAGTATCTGTGGTAGCCATAACATCAGTAGTAACACCAATAGTATCTGATATAGGGTAATCAAATTCTGAGTTAAACTCATAACCTTCAATTACATCTATAAGATTGCTACAAGTACTAAAGTTAGTTAAATCACCATTTTTACTTAGTAATCTATAAGATAATTGATATCTACCTTCAGGTAATCCACCTTTAATTAATCTTTTAACAACAGGGCTATTTAAATTAGCATCAGATACTATATTTAAACTTCTAACAGGTGTTTGTATTACAGTTGTTAGTGGGCCTACAGTGTTAATACTTCTTACTGGATTAAAACCTCCATCAGTCCAATAAATTCTAGAAAAGTTTTGATTTTCATATTTGCAAATAGCTTTAATTCTTTCTACAAATTTAAAGTTAAGATTTCTATTATACATCATATGACCATTAACAGTTAGTTCATAACCATTAATAGCTCCTGATATATTATCAGTAGTACCTAAAAAAGTACATCTCCATATTTGACCATAGCCATTATCATTAAGATTTCCAACAGTATTACTTTTTGTAAAAAAGAATAAGGTTTGTATACCACTTCCATCAGTTACTGCTATACCTTCAAGAGCTTTTAGATTTTCTTGAGCAGGTACAACTTGAGGATATTCTCCATTAACTTCATAAGTAGCAGCTGGTATAGTTGTAGGAAATTGAATTTGTAATTTAGTTCCTTTTTTATTTTGTACTACAGCTGTACTAAGTCCACTATCAGTAAGCAAGGTAATATTTAGAGCATCTAAATAATTACCTGGTTTATATACAGTTTTAGCTAAGTCTTGATTAATACCACCAGTAAAAGTATTTACTGCAATATTATTGTTTTGACTATTTTGTTGTTCTTGTTCTGCAGCCATTAATATTAATATCTATAGTTTCTCATACCAAAGTTAATATATTGAGATTGACCAATACCTTCAAAGTTTCTAGCTTGTTCATTAATTCTAGGCATAAGTGTAAGGTGTTGATTCTTCCAAGATTCCATCATATCATAATTAGGAGTAAGTGCTTTAGTTTTAGCTTGACCTACATACCACATCCATTCTCTTTCAGAATACTCAAATACATCTCTAGCGATAATATTTTTTCTCCATAAGATATAATCTACTTTAAGTCTTATATAAGATTGTAAAGCTTGTTTAAAACTAATATCATCAGGTATAAGAGGATATCCTTCCTCATCAACAGGAAAGGCTTTATAAAACATAATTACTTGAGCACCATCTTTAAAAGAAGTGAATATATAATTACCTTGTACATTATAAGTAATATCTCTTAAAGTATATGGTAAGTTATTAATTAATCCTCTAGTAATTGCATTATCGTAATTATTAAAATTAATTATTGGGTTACCGTTAGGATCAAATCCTACAGGTTGTACAGGATTAACAAGTGGATAGTCATTAATATTATTAATGTTCCAAGGATGAGTTGTAGACGTTGTACCTCTCATAGGTACTATTACACCATTTTGTGTAAGTACCATAGCTTGATCTAATGTATGTAGATTACAAGGAATAAATCCTTTATGATTGTTAATATCAATAATTGCATAATCATTAATAAGATTATAAGGAACACCTATTAAATCACAAGCTTCATTAGACCATTCTACAAAACTACCTATTTCAAATTGTTGATTCTTATATTGGTTATCTCTAAGTACATTGTTTATAATTTCATTAACTGAAATTAACTTACCATTTAATGCCATATTTATTTATATATTAATAATCTGAGAAAGGACTTACAAAAAAATCTAACTCAGGATGTTTTTTAATTAATTCAGGTAATTGTCTTTTAAATTCTCTTACAGCTGTAAGTTTATAGAACTTCTTTTTATTCATATTACAGTTCTTTTTTAACCATACTATCTTTAATCTATAACCATTAGTATGATCATTAAATTGATATACCTTAAGCTTCTTTTCTTTAGCCTCAGGATCAGTAGCCCAAAGTTGTCTAGTAGCTTTATAATCAATAGGAATGCGTTTAATTACTTCACCATTATCATCTAGTCTTAGTTTCTTTCTAACCTTTTGTATTATAATCTTACCCATTTTACAAGGTAGTTGATATTCAGAATTAGTAAGAATCATTTTAGTTCTAGCTTTCCTAAAGATTTTCATAAGTACACTTCTATATTTATTAAAAGATACACTATACTTTAAATCTTTTAAATCAGTACCTAAAGGTAATTCATTTTTACTAAGATTGTTTAAATAATACTTATAGTAATCTCCTAAGCCATAATCAGCAGGATACTTACCTTTACCTCTTTCTTTAATACCTAATTCAGTATTACTTAGTTTGTGGGGTGTTGTAATCATTTTCATTGTTATTTGTACTATCTTGAGGTACAGCAGCTTGTGTAGCTAAGAATAATTTAATTGCCATATCTACAATTGAATTAACCATCCAGTTTTTAATTGGAAATGGATCTGATGGAGAATAACAAGGTTTTCCATCACAATCTTCAAAATTATAAGCATCTCTTGGATCTTCAAATACTCCTTGTACATTAATAAATCTTAATACTTGTAATATATTGTTAGGTACTACAAGATACAAATAACCATCTGTATTTTGCATATAATACTTAACTCTATTTTTAGTATATTTGTTTGATAAAACATAAGGTATTCTTTCATAGTGCACATAATCATAACCAGGTAATCCTTTATTAACAGGACCAACTCTAGTAAATAATTGACTATGATGAAGTTCTATAGTACTTGGTATAGGTTTAACACTTCTTAATAAGTTACAACCTGCTTCAATAATACAAGATTCAGCTGCATCTACTAATTCCATTTCAACACAACCTAAGTCTTGAATAATGTAAGGATCAGCTGTATAACCTTTATTAGAATCTTGTTTAATTAATTGAGATCTTAAATTGATTACTATCTGTTCAACTTGTTCAGGTGATATAGTATCAGTCACTACTGATCTACCTCTTAATTGATCAAGTATTAAATATATAATATGATTTAAAGATGTTGTTGTAGCCATTTAATTTAAGTAAAAAGGCTCTTTAAAAGAGCCTGTGAGTTAATAAAATAATATAATGTATTAGTATAATTCAAATGTATTAAATTAAATAGTTTTATCTTGCTTTTTATTATATTTAAAATATTCAAATGCTATAAAACCAGCTATTAATATTGCTATAATAAGATATAAATTAGTAACTTGTGCTTTTTTATGTTTTAATTGTTCTGTTAATATCTCTACATCTTTTGTAGATAACATATCTATATCAGGACAAGGTACTTGTACACTAATTGGAATAGTGTCATGTATTACTAAAGTATCAGGTTTTAAAGTACTTTTAAATTTAAGTTTCTTACCTAATTTTTCTACTTCAATTTTAAGTTTTTTATTTTCACCTAATACAACACTTGTACCATCTTGTAAAGATTGTATTAAACTATCACAATTAAATCCTACATTAAGTGTATCACCTGGTATAACAACAGGTATTTCAACTATTGTAGTATCATGAACAACTTGATTTTTAAAGTATTCAGGATAGTTAGATATTACATAATTAACAGCTTCTTTCTGTCCAAACTTCTTAACAGCTTTTTCAAACTTTCTAGTAGCTCTTTTAGAGCCATTACAAGCACTTAAAGCTACAAGTGTTAGTAATATATAGATAACAATTATAAGTTGTTTATACGAAGGTAGTTTCATGTCCTGGTTTATTTGTCATATTATTCATTTCTCTATCTTTTAAAAAGGATACCCATTCATTGGCTCCTGCTCCTAATGCTAATATAATTAAAGCTAAGTAAGGATGATTCTGCTCTAATATTACAGCACCTCCTATTGAACCAAAAACAGCTTTAATTATTAACCCAAGGAGTTTAAATTTCTCGTAAGTGTTTAAGTTTTTATATTTCATTTATTCTTTTATTTGAAAGTGCATCCAATCATAATTTTTTTCAGGTCCTAATCCTATAAATCCATTTTTATAAAAAGCTTCTATCATTGGTTTATACTCAGGTCTAGCAAATCTAGCAGTAGCTTTAGTTTCATGTAGAAGATTTCTTTCTGGGTCTAAGTCAATAGCTATTCCCCAAGAGTGAGTTGAATAATCAGATCCTCCTCTCATAGCTCTAAAATTAAAGCATCCTCCAAATAGATCAATTCCTAGTTCTACTATTTTAGCATAACCATAAGTTTCTAAAATATCATTAAACACAGCTAAGAATTTATCAGCTACTAGTTTGTGACATCTCATAGTAGTTACCTTAGTATTTTTATCCCAAGCTAATCTCATAGGATAAGGTAACTTTATAGATACTAAATAAGGAGAACCATTTTGTGTTGGCTTACCATATTTACTTATTATCTGTTGAGTTGTTAACATTTTTTCTCTTATTAAATTTGTTTTTAATATTTTTCCAAACTCCAGTTACAAATTTTATAGTTGCTATAGCACCTACACAAGTTGTAAAGAATTTAGCTGTAATTCCTAATATAACACCAGCTACTGTTAACCAATCATAATCTGGTATAATAAACAATGTGTTTGATTCTCCGAATTTTAGAAAACTTATTGTTCCAAGCATTACTATAAATTGCCCGTAAATTCCAACTGATGTTAAGCCAAAAAACTCTGCTGCTCTTTCTAAAAATGTGTTTAATTCTTCCTGATAGTTATGGATCATTTTTTATTTAAATATAATAGTTAATATTAAGAATACAATACTAATTATTGCAAAGATAACTCTTTTTTTATAAGTATTAAATAGTTTGTTTGTTATTTTTTTAAATTTGTCTGTGTTGCCATCTGAAATTACACTAGTGTCTTTAAAGCCTTCAGTGTAAACCTTAGGACTTAATTTATTTCTAGTTTTAAACATATACCCTAGATGAAACAATGGGTTAATTGAAGATAAGCTAATACCTAAGAATAACACAGCTAATGGTCTTATACCAAATAGTGATGTTACAAGTATTAACAATAAAGGTGAAGCTACAATAATAGAACCTATCATGTGTATGTACTTACCTTCTATTTGCATATCTTTTAAAGCATTAGGATACTTCATAATCTTTTTAAACCAGCTTTCTAACCAATAGTGCCAAATGTAAGCATCTAATATTCCTTTAATAGCTGATATTATTATATATAGTATCCAACTCAATATTATTATTACCAGTGCTTCCATTTTTACATTTTATAGTATTTCTAATTTGTTTCCTGCTCATCTGAGCTATCTTCGTCCTTAAACAGCTGCTCACTCCCAATATTAAATATATTGATAATCCCAATAATACTAAGTGCTTTAATTCCAATTTGTTTAAAAGTTTCATATAAAGATTTTTCTAATTGTTTACTAGCTGCCCAAGCTCCTAATATTACAGCTAAAATAAAAGCTACTATTAGTATTAATATATCAATCACAACTACTTATACCCTTTTCTTAAGAACATATAACTAGCAATACCAATAGCTAATACAATACCGTAAGCTATTAAAAAAGGCCATTCAAAACCATTAGTCTTATTATATTCAACTAAGTAGCCTAAACTAAAACCAGCAAATGCTATTCTTAATACTGCTCCATTTGATGTTTTATTTTCTTTCATATTTAAAATATTAGTGCCTCAACGGCTGTTTTTAAATCTTCTATTGTACTATATTCTGTGTCCGACAAATGTACTAATCTTATACAATGGTCAAGTTCTAAATGGCAGCAAGTTTCATCGATATAATC